CTAGTCCCCTCCCCTGCCATTTATAAAGAGGGAGGTGAGTGCAAAATGTTTAATAGCTATGAATTTTCTTTTGCAGGAGAGTCATCGTTGATGTACGGACTTATGATATATGACATCGACGGGAATAGCCAAGAGAATGTTTCCTTTGGGAACAAAGCAGATATCATAGAGACGAGAACGCTCAATCGAATTCAGCCAATTCACTTTGGCGTTAATTATCACAGCGAACCATTGGAGTTTAAGTTGGTTTTTGGCGCAGAGGAATATCTCGACAGATATGAATTGGAAAATATCAGTTTCTGGTTAACTGGCCACCAGAATTATCAGTGGCTCTCTATTGACCAACCAGATATGGAACGGGTTCAATTTCGGTGTCTGATTACAGAGCTGACTCCAATTTCTATTGGATGGTTACCGATAGCATTTGAGGCAAACATTATATGCGATTGCCCCTATGCGTATGGTTTCCCATTTGAATACCAATATAAGATTAACGGAACGACCAACATTCTATTCCGCAACGAAAGTTCTGTTCGTGAGCTTATAAAGCCCACATTAACCTTTATTCCATCTGCCGGTACAAGCTCCCTGCGGATTGTCAATCACAATGATTCTGAGCGAGAATTTTTGCTTAATGATTTGCCCTCATCTATTCGTGTTGTCATCGATAATAACAATGGAATTATTCAGGAACAGAATTTCGGATATAACCTATATGATGGGTTCAATCTGAATTTCTTCCGTCTCGTCCATGGTGACAACAACATTGAGGTAGCCGGCAATGGCACACTCGTTATTTCCGGCCGGTTCTTATATAACATTGCTGGGTAAGGAGGTGTAAGAGTGTATCTTGATTATTCCAAGTTGAAGTTTGATGCAGATGGAAACCCGGAGGCCCCGATACTTATTTTGAAGACACTTGGCGAAAATACAATTGGTATCATTCCGGGTGTGGCAAATCTTCATCTCAACATTAAGTTTTCAGAGCCAAGCGAAATTTCGTTTGATGTACCAGCGGTAATCGATGGAGAGCCGAACTGGATTTATGATAAGCTCACTGGACACAAAATTATCTATACAGAACAGTACGGAATCTATATCATCATGAATCCATCCGTTGAATCAGACGGAATTTATGATGTTAAGCATATAGAGGGATACTCAATTGAGCGGGCGCTGGACTCAAAGAAATTCTTTTTGGAAGAGGGTACATTCAAGTTCTACGACCAAACGAACCAAGCCAACCCAGATACCATTATGGGGCGCATTCTTGAAATCGCACGCGGTTGGAGCATCGGGTATGTCTCCCCTTCCCTTGCCCAGCGTTATCGTACATTTGACCAGTATGATGATTATCTTCTTTCTTTTATCTATCAGACAGTTCCAGAGAAATTCCGTGGCGTCTTTGTATTCGACCCATACAAGCGCACGATAAACGCTTATGACGCAGACGAGCAGTTAGATACCCTTCCAATCTATTTGGATTTTGATAATCTTATTGAGTCCATTAGTATTGACGAATTAAGTGATGAACTTGTCACGGCGCTCCGGCCATATGGCTCCGATGAGCTAGACATAAGAGATGTGAACCCAATCGGTACAAACTGGATATACGACTTGAGCTACTTTATTGCTAACGGTGATATTCCAGATGCACTTGCCCAAAAATGGGAAGTATGGCAAAGAACTATTCTGAACTATCAACAGCAATACAGGGGGCTTGTTGCGCTTCGTGCGTCTGCTACGGCCCAGCTTCTCACCATACAGGCCGAGCTGACCGATTTAAAAGGCGAGCTTGAAAACCTTGTTGCACAGCAAAGCGTTACTATCCAGGCTTTAGCTATGGAGACGACAAGCGCTGGGAAGCAATCTCAGCAGGAGTTACTTGACGAAATCAATTCTAATATAGCTGATAAGGAACAGGAGATAGCTGACAAAGAAAGCCAATACAATGCGATTAACAGCAACTTAGATGCGTCCAATCCAGATTCGTATACTGCTCAAATACAAGACATCGTCAATATGTTGTCTATCACAAACTATTTTACAGACGACGAGTACGATGAGCTGAACAATTACATTATTGAGCAAGATATAACGGAGAATACCTTTGTTGCCACAACGGTTGACACGACTATATCTGGAAATTTTTACTCACTATCAAATGAGCAACTATCTGTTCGCGGGTCTTCGATTGTACGAATTGACCTGACCGATAAGTTTAAGAAGCGGATGTACACATTTGCTGGTGGAACATTTTCTTTCACTGGTGGGTACTCTATTTCCGGCGATATTATTCGTGGAACGCTTGAGGAAAATAATGATGGCGAGTTTGTATTTAGCATCTATGCTGGCTCTATTTCTGCTGGTGAGACTACGGCAAGTAGCGGGATGGTAACAGTTTCAGGCTCGTTAAGTGGTTTGTCATCCGATATTCACGCAGTCGCAGTTGATGAAGTGACTACATATGAAGGGACTACGCTTCAATTTTTCTGCGCCTCTGGTTCTCTTTATTTAACTGCTAATGTAAGTGACTACCAGAAATATTCCGTTCAAATGGAGTTATTTGACTATGCGGTAGACGTGCTAAGCGATGTGGCGACTCCTACATATGAGTTTAGCGTAGATTCCGCAAATTTCATTTTTGCATCTGAGTTTGCTCCGTTTAGAAATAGGTTAGAACTTGGTAAGGGCGTATACCTCAATGTCGGGAATAAGCAACTGATTACTCCATATATTATCGAATTTGAATTGGACTTTGAGAATAGAGATGATTTCTCGATTGTTTTTTCAAACCGATTTAAGCGACACGATAATTGTAACACACTGAAGGATATGATTGAACAAAGCTACTCCTCCGGGCGTAGTTTTGACGCAAGTAAGTATATCTACAATCAGACAGCAAATCAAGCGTCTGCAGTATCGGAGTTTATGAACAGCTCTCTTGATGCGGCGAAAAACACAATCCTTGGTGCCAAAAATCAAAGCATTAGGATAAATGGTGCCGGTATTCATGTTGGCGGCGATTCCAATTACCAGTTGCGGATTGTTGACAGTATGATTGCTATGACGGACGATAATTGGGAACACGCAAAGCTTGCCATCGGTCTGTTCGCTTCTGAAGAAGTCGGCACATATTTCGGGGTTAATGCTGATGTAATTGGTGGCAAGCTAATTGTTGGCAATAACCTCATCATTGAGAATGCAACCGATACAGGTGTCATGCAATTTAAAGTTGACTCCAGCGGCGCATGGTTAAACAACTCCACATTTGTTCTGCAAAAGGACAACGGCGGAAAGATTATCATCGACCCGAAATATGGTATTCTTGCCGGAAACGGTTCTTTGTTCACCACAAGTGGCACGACAGTCATTCCATCATTCATTGATTCAGATGGAGACCTTATTCTGGATGAAGACGGTATCCCAGAAAACGCCAATTTTTTCCTAGACCTCCGTGATGGGAACGCATATTTTAGGGGCAAGGTAACTGCTGTGTCTGGTATGATTGGTGGTTTCACCATTGAAGACACCTATCTGCACGGTGGTAGCGGCTCAAATTACGTTGCACTTAATGGCTCTGGAACTGGAACAAATAGTGCTTATGCCATGTGGGCCGGAAATTCTAACCCAGCCAATGCACCATTTTCAGTAAAGAAAAATGGTGATATCTATGCCAGAAATGGTACGTTTGGTGGAACTGTTTCCGGGGCTATCTTTAGAGATTCTTCCGGCAACCCAATGATGAACGGCGCTTACGAGTTCACGGCAGATTACTTGAATCTAAACGGAATTAACGTGGGTAACGGTAATTTTGTGGTTGACTCCGCAGGTAATGTTTCGATGCGTGGAAGTATCACTATGGCGGCAGGCTCCTCCATTAACTGGGCATTGGTTAATGAAACAAATGTAGGAAGCAGTTCTGCATACTCACTAGCAGATGATGCTTTGAATACAGCATATGATGCCTATGACAGAGCTGACGCCGCGTATGATAATGCGAATGAAGCCTACGACCTTGCATGGGAAAATAGACTTACCGACCAAGCGGTGTTTGATATATTAACGGATGGTGGAAGTAAGTTTGGAATTTTTAGTGACTCTACATCAAACCGTCTTTATATCAATGCTAATTTCATTCGCACTGGAACCATTGATGCAGATATAGTAACGCTTAGTAGCTCAGATGGTGGTTTCTGCTGCGACCGTGGTTCTGATGGTATAAGTACAACATATGGGGCAAAAATGTTTGGTTCTGCCGGGCCTTATGCTGACGTATATGTGTTCGTTAGTAATAAGGGTGCTATGATGCGCGGAGACGGTGCGCAGATATATTGCGCCAGTAATGGTATACACGCATCAGAAGAAATCTCTGTTGACTCGGATGTACGCCTGAAAAATGATATTAGGTCGGACGTTGATAAATATGAAAATTTCTTCTTAGGACTGAAGCCAACAACGTTCTGCCTTAATAGCCATAATGATGGATTAAGGCATATTGGATTTATTGCACAAGACGTGGATGAAACGAGAGTTCGGTGTAACCTATCTATGGAGGAGCTTGCCCTTCTTGAATACTGTGATAAAGATGTATCTGGAGAAGGCGCAGAGAAATACTACAGCATTCGATATGGTGAACTTATTCCTCTCTGTGTTCATATGATTCAGAAGTTATATAACCGAGTCAATGAACTAGAAAATGAATTAAAAAGGAGATAACAGATAATGAAAGATGAAATTCTTCAGAGGTTAGATATTACGCTGTCTGCTCTGAATACTGTGTCTGTAAACGGCAAGGCAAACCTTGCTAATTTAAGTGGCAGTATTGCCATGATTGAAGAGGTTTATACTCTTCTGAAAGATGCAGAAGTTAAGTCTCCCGAAAAGAAAGACGGATAATAAATTTTGAAAGGCGGTGAGCGTGTATGAGCTGTACATATAACCCATACACCTTGCCGACCATCGACTTTGTTGGCGGTGAAACACAAGACCTTGTTTTCAATGTTTATTTCTACAAGGATAAAAAGCCGTTTAGTTTGACCGGGTGTGAGTGTAATTTCTCCATTGTTAGTTTTACAAATAAAATGGGGACACCGATTTTAACAAAGCAGATGGAATCAATCTTCAACAATGAGGGGACTTATGACAACGTGCTTACCGTCACCTTATCCCCTATTGAGACGGTTGATTTGTCCGGCAAGTATATCTATCAGATTATCATACGAGACATCGATGGGGATGTAGAGATTCCAAAGCAAGGTATCCTCTATATCACTAACAACATTAACAAAAATTTTATAAGGCAATAAGTCGCCGGTGAGAACACCGGCTTTTATTATGCCTATTTTACCTTGAAGGAGGATGGTCTCATGAATACCACTTATTTCTTAAACTGCGTTGCAGGGAACGTGTTTGGTACAAAGAGCGACCCTGCTATTCCTACAACCTATTATATTGGCCTTAGCACAACTGCACCCAATATCAATGGTACTGGCGTGGATGAACCTTCTACGGATGCTGGATATGCTCGTGTCCAGTTGACTAATATGAGCGAGCCGCTTGACGGTGTTGTTACAAACGAGCTGGCTATCAATTTTAATGAAAGCACTGCAAGCTGGGGGACAATTACGCATTTCGTAATTTATGATTCTCCTACTGTTGATTCTGGAAATCTTCTCATGTATGGAGAACTGTCAACTCCTCGTAGCGTTGAGACTGCAACTATTATGACGATTAAGGAAGGATACCTGAAACTGTCTGCTCAGAACCCCACCTAATCAGATAAGGAGTTGAGTCGCATATGGCAAAAGAATTTGATATCTATCTTAATAACCGATTGACCGAATGCGACATTATCGTTTACTCCATACCGTATCGTGATGGACTGACCGCAATCCATAAGCTGATACTTGAGAGCTGTATCGAAAGTTACACACTGTATAAGTTTGTAGCGGCTCAAACAAACTCGGAGCTTGTCCAGCATATCGATGAAATGTTGAAGACATGTTATGAACGCCTTGATTATCAAACAAATTTTAGCGCATCTGTAGATTTCCAGACACATTATTCTCTGTATCCAGATATTGCTGGTATGCCAATTTCTGCTGAATGTGTCAATGTATTATCAAATATGTTTACGCAAGCAGAATCCACTATGCAATTATCTGTTGAGCCTATTATGGCGTATACCGGGAAGTCGGGTGGTCATGCCGAGTCATCAATGATTATCGATGTGAATTTACAACATGAGATTAAGAACAGCTTGCTGACAATAGAGCCGGGTATATCTTTACAGCATTCAATTCTGGGGACAGAGAAACAAAGCATTCTATCCGTTGAGGCAAATACCCCGATTGTGTCGGAACTGACAAACCTCTGTTATCGGTTCTATAATACAGGCCAAACGATGGTTCAGCTTGCCTCCGAAGTTCTTGCGACCGAATTACACTATTCACTTGGAGAGGGCTCGTCCCATATCAAAATTGATGCAACAGTTGGTCTCGGAGATAGCTCAACTAAGTATGAAGCTTTTGAGGATGCGGTGCTCATTCTTTCACAGGTAATAGAGTCTATCCAACAGTTTATGAACCCGGAGTATAACTCTATCTTATTTGGATTTGATTCTGAATGTATTTTGAAACGGCATCGGTTGTTGTACGAAATGGATGATGATGCTCTTTCTGCCTATGGCGATATGACGCTTGAAGAAATCGATTATGTAATTATTTGACGATTAGGAGGTGAGGCCGGTGCTTTATATTAAACTTGATGATGATATGAATTTGGTCATTACGGTTAATGAACCAATCTATCGTGGAGATAATCTTAGCAGGAAGATTACATATTTGATTCCAACCATGGTTGGAGAGATTGATATGTTTACTGCAAGTGTTTTCTTAAATTACATCCGCGCTGATGGTGTTGCAGATGTGGTTGTTCTTGAGCGCTCTGATGAGCCTTACAATGATTCTTATCTCCAGTACACTTTCCCCGTAAATTGTAAGCTGACAAAATATCCGGGTGAAATCTGTACTTGGATGCAGATTTACACCGGGACGCCATCAAACCCTGTCATTGCAAAATCTGGGGAGTGTATGTTGCAAGTTCAGGAATCCAAAAATATGGATGACTATCTTTGTGACCACCAAATGACTGCACTTTATCAGTTGACACACACAATGAACACAGCCATTGAAGAGATGAATAATACTATCGAAACTGCAATTGAAAACAAGGCAGATAATATTATCTTCAATCCCGAAGATAGTACCATTCAGCTTTCTGCAAACGGAGTTCCTGTCGGAGACAAGATTGTTGTCAATACGAATACGGGCGCCGTGGTTACAAATGCAGGCATCTCTTCTGATAATGAGCTCATCTTGACATTTAGCGATGGAACAATTAAGAATCTCGGAAGTGTTGTGGGTAAGGATGGCGCAGTATATGTTCCCCACATTTCTGCACAAAAGATTCTTACCTTTACCATCGAGGAAGAACCTGGGGAAATTCCAGAGCCTGTTGACCTCAATCCAAACGACGAATGGTCTGAAATTGAGGGAGATGGTGTTGTTACGGACTATATCTGGGAGCAGATGTAATCGGTATAAACTCTTAGAGAGTGTTTATATAAACTATCTTTTTACAGAGGAGGGAAATAAAGTTGGCTAATGTTATCTTTAAGGTTGGCACCAAAGATTTGTTCGATGCGCTTGAACAAAAAGACACCAACACTCTGTATTGGCTTGAAGATGTGCAGGAGCTTTATAAGGGCAACCTTCTTTTTGCCACTGGAAAGACTGCGTCTCAGACTGCTGCGGGGCTGATGTCTGCTGAAGACAAGGTCAAACTGGACAATCTGTCTGCCGGGACTGTTGCTGGACTTACTCCGGTCGATGCAACAATTGTGATTGCTGATGGCGAAGAAGGAAGTAAAACCATTGGAGTCCAGGTATCTAAGGTCGAAGGAAACATTATCGAAATTGAGGATGACGGTCTTTATGTCGCAAAGGACAGCACTGAATATTCCATCGAGAAATTAGATGATACCGCCGAAGGTTATTCTGCTACCTATCGTCTGAAGAAAACTGTTAATGGTTCCAGTTCTTATGTCGGTGCTGAAATCAACATTCCTAAAGACCTTGTTGTGCAAAGCGGAAGTGTTAAGACAGTCGCTGAGGATGACCAGCCATATGCAGGTGCTAAGGTCGGTGATACCTACATTGAGCTGGTTTTGAATGATGCAGAAGCATCTCACATTTACATTCCGACCAGCGGCCTGATTGATACCAGTGATTTTGTTGTTCGGGAAATTGTAAATGATGATGGAGGTACGGCTCTCATTTTCAATGAGTCTACTGGCGGCGGAGCGAAATACACACATCAAGATGGTACGGAATCTTTTGTCGGCGTGAACAATGGTGGCGAGAATGGTATGGTTGCCCAGATTTATGCCGATAAAAATGTGGACGGCAACTGGGTTGGTTCCCGTATCAATGTATATCAGAAGGGAATTTTCTATCATAATGCAGAGGATAAGGCATCCCCTGATTATGTGGCTGATGACCCAGACCATGAGATTGCCACTGTTGGCGATATCCCTGATGTGTCTGGTATGCAAAGCATCATTAACTCTATGCCTGATGAAATTCTCAGTGAGATTGTCAATGTACAGCGTACTGAAACTACAAACACTGCTGAAATTCGTATCTTCACAAAACAAGAAAATGGAACCTATTCTCCCAACGTTCAGCACGGAGTGCTTACCTTGATTCCTGCTGGACAGGGGCCGGATGGTGTCAACGGCGCTGGCCTGATGTCCGCCGCAGATAAGCAGAAACTAGATTCTATTGACGCAGATGTTATTGCTGGTCTTGCAGAGAGTCTTGTTTGGGGCTCCCTGTAATCAATATCATTTATGAGGAGGAATAAACACTATGGCTAATATTGCTTTTAAGAAAGGTCTGCTCGCTAATCTTCCCAAGGCCCACACCGAGGGCACTTTCTATGTGACCACGGATGAGCGAGCTATGTATCTGGACATTGATAATAGCACCCGTATCCGCATTGGTGATTTTCAGGAGGTTGCCAATCTGGAAGCGCTTCAGGATATTACCAATCCAAGCACTACTGCTCTGTATTATGTGACCGACCTGAATGTGCTTGCCAAGTACAATGGTTCTGCTTTTGTCCAGATTAACCTGGATACCGGCGCTACTTCTGTAGAAGTGGTTGGCTCCGGCAACGCTGTGACTCAGGCTTCTTATGACGCCGTTTCTCGCAAGCTGACCCTGACTATGGGCGCCACTTACACCACTGCTGATGATGTGGATGGTGCAATTTCCACTGCTGTTGGCGACCTTGGCGAAAAGGAGCCCGATGTTCCTTATGCAAACGTGAAGGAGTATGTGGACGAGAAGATTGCTAACGTTGTCGCCGGTTCCATCGAGGGTCTGGGCGCACTGGCTTCTAAGGACGAGGTTGCTGAAGCAGACCTTGAGGCTACTCTGGCCGCAAAAATTAACGGCAAGGCCGATGTTGGCACTTCCGACGATACTTCCGACATGGACACCCTGAAGGGGGCTAAGAAGTATGCGGATGAGAAGGCTACTGCCGCACAAACCGCCGCTGAGGCACATGCCGACGAGGCGATTGCCGCTCTGGATGTGGCTGACACCCCTGTTGCAACCCAGCTTGTGAGCGCTGTGTCTGAGAAAGATGGCAAGATTACCGTTACTCGTCGTGCTCTGGTGGCTGACGATATCCCCGAAATTGCTCAGTCCAAGGTGACCGGCCTGACTACCGCTCTGGCTGGCAAGCAGGATACTCTGGTGTTCAACACCGCTTACGATGGTTCTACCAACAAGGTTGCCACCATGACCGACGTGACCAATGCAGTTGCAGGTCTGTCTGGTGCTATGCACTACATTGGTGAATCTACTACTGACCCCGCCACTGAAGTCACTGTTTCTGGTGTAGACGAGTTTGCCAAGGGCGATGTGGTAACCTACAACGCCAAGGAGTATGTCTACGACGGTGCTACCTGGCGCGAGCTTGGCGATGAGTCTTCTTTCGCCGTGAAGGGTAGCATCAAGGACGCTGACATTGCCGCTGACGCCGCAATTTCTCAGTCCAAGATTGCTGGTCTGGAGACCGCCCTGGCTGGCAAGGCAACTCCCGCTGACATCACCACTGCAATTGGCAACCTTGATGTTGCCGATGAGGCTGTATCTGGTCAGCTCGTGAGTGCTGTTGTTGAGACTGACGGTAAGATTGCTGTGTCCCGTCGGGCGCTTGTAGCCGATGATATTCCCACTCTGGCAATCGCTAAGGTGGAAGGGCTGCAAGATGCTCTTGATGGCAAGGCTGTGGAGTCTGACATTACTGATGCTATCGCCGCTCTGGATGTGGAGGATACCGCTGTTGATGGTCAGGTTGTCTCCGCCGTTTCTGAGACTGATGGTAAGGTGACTGTTACCCGTCGGGCACTGGTGGCTACTGACATTCCTGAGCTGGCTCAGGATAAGATTACCGGCCTGACTACTGCACTGGCCGGTAAGCAGGATACCATCACCTTCGAGACTGCCTATAATGCTTCCACGAATAAGGCTGCCACTATGACCGATGTGCATAGTGCTGTGGATACTGCTCTTACTTGGGGTAGCTTCTAATTTCATACTCCCATAGCGTATGGGGCGGGGTAACACCCGCCCCTTTTTCTATATTTCTCTGTAGAACGGAGGTAAAGAAAAATAATGGCTCTATTTAAAATTATGAGAGGAGACAGCTCTCGTATTTCAACCGATGTTACAGCATTTCACGATGGATATGCTTACTTCACCCCCGACGATGGTGGGTTTTATATTGACGCAGAATATAACGGAGAACAAAAGCGTTATCGGATTAACCCCATTGGGGCTGGGAGTGTCGCCGTAAACGCAACTCTGCTTGCCTCTGGGTGGTCTGCAGGTCAGCAAACAATCGAAGTCCAAGGGGTATCTCCTGACACCAATGGATTTATTGGTCTTTCTCAAACTGTCACTGATGCAGAAATGGAATCTGCCAAAAATGCAGAACTGTACGTCTGTGGTCAAGGGCAAGGTACTGTGACAATTGCCACATTTGGTGAAACTCCAACAAGAGATATTCCTGTTGTTGTGATTTTGATTTGATGTAGAGGGCGGTGTTGATATGAGTGAAACTACAAATTATGGCCTCTACGTTACTGATGACAGCTCTGACAAATTTTTGAATTGGCGCACGAAAATGAATGGAACAGTGGATTCTAACATGGTAAAAATCGATACTGCACTCGGTGAAAAGGCCAATAGCAGTATTTCTGTTACAACCACTCTGCTTGCAAATTCATGGTCGGGCATTGATTCCCCATTTACACAAGAAATCTCTGTCGCTGGTTTATCGGCAACTCAGAATGGAACTATTTCTGTTGCCCATAATGCGACAGTTGAACAGAGGGAAATGGCGCGAGAGGCTATGCTCTCTGTTATCGGGCAAGAAGACGGCAAACTGATAATTGCGGCTGATGGCGAAATGCCCGATATAGACATCCCTGTCTACATCATTCTTTTAGGCTAAAAGGAGGGCAGATTTATGCCAATTTTATCTAACTTCCCAGGTGGCTCTGGTGGTGGCGGCGGTCTTGCACTTGCCGCCGTTTCTAATATTCAGACGCTTGTTTCATCCGGCAAGGTGTATGTGAAATGGACAGACCCTGATGACCTTGTGGTAGCAGAATCTACTCTTGTGTCGTGGGGCGGCACGCTCCTGGTTCGTAAGGCAGGTTCTATGCCTACAAGCCGTCGGGATGGCACTATCGTTATCGACAGTGTAACCCGCAACCAGTATTCTGGCGCTTATTTTTGTGATAGCGGCCTGTCAAACGGAACCACTTACTATTACAAGTTCTTCCCATATACCACAACTGGAACTTATACAGAAAGCGAAGACAACGAATTTACAGCGACACCCACTGTCCAGGTTCCCGGAATTGATAGTTGGAATGTAACCAATATTGTTGTGTCCAATGAAGCCGGCAATGGGAAGATGACTATCAAGTGGTCTGACCCATCTGCTACGATTGCCTCCGATGGAGTAACCTTGGCCACATGGGCGAGCACGACTGTTGTTGTCAAGACTGGTGGATATGCAACAAGCAAAGATGATGAAGATGCTGTCTATACCTTAAAAGTTACCACTCGGAACCAGTATGCAAATACGCCTCTGACTGTTACTGGGTTGACTAACGGAACTACATACTATGTCAGCTTCTTCCCCGAGACTACAAATGGTGGGCTCAATGATTCCGAGGCGCAACGCGGGACTGGTGTTGCAAACCGTATTACGATTGCAAACATTCCTTCCCAGAGCGGTTCGCCTACTTATAATGGCGCTGTTCAATATCCAAGCTGGAGCAACTATAACACCGCATATATGACAATTGGCGGAACCACTTCTGGTATAAATGCTGGTGCTTATAGTGCCACGTTTACGCCGAAGGACGATTATCGTTGGAGTGATGGAACGACTGCGGCAAAGACTGTTCAGTGGTCTATCAATAAGGCGACTGGTACCCTGACTGTGAATCCGTCAACGGTCAATCTGAGCCCAAGTACGCCAAATGGAACTTTCACCATCGGCGGTAATCATGATGGAACAATTAGTGTTGTGTCAAATAACACTGGTATTGCAACTGTTTCCAGAAGCGGCAATACCGTTACCGTTCAAAATGTGAATGAGACAACTGGTAATACCACAATCACTGTTAGCTGTACTGCTGGCACGAACTACACTGCACCCGCAAGTAAGACTGTTAATGTTGTTGCTCAGTTTGTCAACGCCGTCCTGAACGACAATGAGTGGTCTGTCATTAAGGGTGTTGCTGACGACAGTGAGGGCCCGAACTACTGGGCTATTGGTGACCGCAAGGCAGTTACCGTCAATGGTACTGTCGGAACACAGGCAATCAATGGAACTTATTATGTGTACATCCTTGGCTTTGACCACAATAGTTCTCGTGAGGGCACCGGAATTACCTTCGGTACATTTAAGACGGCACTGAGCGGTGGTACTGATATTTGCTTGGTGGATAGCCATTATAACGACTATTCTACTGGTGGTCAGAAGTGGTTCAACATGAACCATAGCTCCAACACGAACTCTGGCGGTTGGAAGGGTTGTGACCTTCGGTACGATGTGCTTGGCAGTACGAATTCCAACAACAACGACGCTGGCACCACAACCGCAACATCCCCTGTTTCTGGAACTCTGATGGCCGCTCTCCCAAGCGACCTGCGTGCCGTCATGAAGCCGATGAACATTTACACCGACAATACGGGTGGCGGTAACAACACAGCGTCTTATGTGACAAAGTCGGTTGATTACCTTCCACTTCTGGCCGAGTTTGAGATTTTTGGAACACGAAGCTACGCGAACTCTGCGGAACAGAACTATCAGCAACAGTACCAGTATTACAAGAACGGTAACTCTAAGGTTAAGTACCGCCACAATTCAACTGGTTCCACTGCTTGGTGGTGGGAGCGTTCCCCTTATTACGGCACCTCCTCCTTCTGCCGTGTGAGCACCAACGGCAACGCCCCCAGTTACAACGCAAGGTGTTCCTATGGGGTCGCCCCGGCTTTCAGAGTCTAATCCTGAATCTACCAAAAAGCAAGCCCACGAAAGTGGGCGTGTTCAAACCAATTAAATAACTTGCGGGTGGGGATGGTACACCCTTTGTGGTCAGGGATGGGGGCCATCCCCCCACCCCTACTTTAATTATAAATTTGAAGGTACACCCCTTGTGGTTAGGGACGGAGATAACAGCTCATTGAGTACGATTATCTCTAAATCCAAAAAGGAATGAAAGGAGAGTTTATGTCAGTTCTAAAGGCGCACCGGTCTGAAAGCAAAGCGGAATACATCAATACTGCAAACAAGATTTACGTTCAGACCATCAGATTCTTATCCCGATTATCTTCAAGGTACTCAAGATTATTAGCAACACCAGTTTCTATGCTTGCATCAGAGGTATTAGACCACGCAGAAAAAGCGAATAGTATTTACCCGTCTGATGAACAGAGGAAGGAGCTAAGAAAGCATCACCTTCTTGAATCACGAGCAGCACTTATGGCCCTTGACGTTCACTTGCTTCAATGCTATCTGATTATGCTCACTAACCCAGAAGGTTGTTTTACAACTGCAAGTGGTAGAAATGTTTCATCTTCAGATGCTATGAAAAAATTAGACCATATGTCGCAAGAGCTCGGTGAGTTAATTGACCTTGAAGACGCTCTTTTAAAGAATGTTCTCAAGAGTGACAAGAAACGGTAAGTAAAATCTATGGGTGCATTTCTGTAAAACCTTGTCGCGGGGTTCTTTGTAGACTCCGGTGTTCCACTGCTTGGTGGTGGGAGCGTTCCCCTAATTACAACAACTCCAACAACTTCTGCAATGTGAACACCAACGGCAACGCCAACAATAACAACGCAAGGAATTCCAATGGGGTCGCCCCGGATTTCGTAAGCCAGAAATGGTTTGGGTCAAATACAGTAGCTCGCATGAGAGTGAACCACGACCCTTACGAAAGGAGAAATGCTTCCCGTGACTACGTCCGAAACTGCCCTTTGATGCTTCTGCACGAACGCCGCCGGGAAACCGAGCGTGCATGGCGAGGGATATGTCTCAACTCGTTTCATGTGTATCCAGCAAAGCAGATTAGACGACATCCAACAAGACATCTGTACGGAGGGCGAAAAATTATTTTTTATGAGTAGAAGAAAAGGCAGATATGAAAGGAGACAGGCCAAGCGTGAGGCAAATAAGACGAAGCGATGCCAAGAGGTTGGCGGTCTCAACGATGTATTTACATACCATGACATGTTTCTGTCTGGTAGAAAATGTTGCAATGGAGTTAGATGGAAGAACAGCGCTCAGCGATTTGAACTCCATCTATTTTCCGGCACAGCAGCAAGAAGGCGCGAGATATTAGAACACAAATGGAAACCTTCTAAGTATGTCCATTTTACAATTTCAGAGCGTGGGAAAACAAGACCTATTGATGCCCCATGTATCCAAGATAGGCAGATGCAAAAGGTCTTTACCAAAAAAGTTTTATTGCCGTTGTACCTACCAGGAATGATATGGAACAATGGCGCAAGTCTGCCTGGGAAAGGTTTTGAATTTTCAAAGCGGGAGCTCAGAAAAGATTTGCGATGGCACTTCAGAAAATATGGGCATGATGGATATGTAATCCTTATTGATTTCAAACAGTTTTTCCTATCCGTCTCACACGAAATGATATTCAGACGGCATGATGAGCTAATACGGAACAAAGATTTACGCGATATTGCCAATGCAATTGTGAATACTGTTCCAGGAGGCGAAGGGCTTCCGCTTGGTGTTGAACCAAGTCAAGCCGAAATGATTGCATTCCCATCGGCACTTGATAACTACATTAAGTGCCAACTTTCCATTAAGTGCTTTGGGCACTATATGGATGACTACTACATTCTTGTGCCTCCTGATAAAGACCCAAAAGAAATCATGAAGCTTGTGATTGCAAAAGCAGAAAGCCTCCGTTTGACCGTGAGCTTGTCTAAATCCAGAATTGTTCCACTCACTAAACCGTTCAAATACTGTAAGGCTAAATATCATTTGACTGAAACCGGAAAGGTAATAGTAAATGGGAACAGAGATGGTGTAAAGAGGGCACGGAAAAAGATAAAGGCTTTCTATCACAAAATTCAAAACGGCGAGATGAATTACGAAGACCTATGGACTTCGATTAACGGCATCTTCGCCTACTTTGAAAGTTACAACGACCATGGCCGTGTCTTACGGTTGCGTAGACTATTCTATGCCGTGTTCGGGTTCTCTCCAGAACGCATCGAAAACTTTAGAGAAAGAGGAATTAAAGGTGAAGTACATTGTTCATAAAAGATTTAAGAGCAAGGCAATCTGCGGGTATGTAAATCTTCCCGCATTAACCGAATGTGAATGTGTTGATGGGCGCATTGTCTGTAATGGCAAAATTATTTGCAACGAACGCAGTGAGAACGCCCACCAGTATTTTTCACAGAATGAGGACGGGCTTGGTATGGTTCGTGGAAAGCTGACCCAATCCATTCAGCGCACACTGAGCAAGCGTGATGCTAACTACCAAAACAGATGGGACAAGGTGTGGTCAGACGAGGTCTGTCAAAAGTACAAGCGCGAGGACTACGAAGACTTTTGGCTTTGGAACCACGATTTCTATCAGGCCGATATCGATGTGCTACGGCATATCGCAAAGTTAGTCGGCGCAAAGGAGGATACATAAATGTTTCGCATTATCAAAATTGATGGCACAGAGCTTGGTATTACGGATTCTGTAAACTATATCAAGATTGGGGAAAGCGGTGATTACGCTACTGCTTCTGAGCAAGATGCAATCGGCATCGCGTTCAACAGTGAACCATACAATTTACTTGGGCATGAAGATATTGAGGGTGCTGATACTGTCATTGTGTCTAATGTAAATGGTGGTAATATGGTTTATGAACAACGCAACTTAATTGATGAGCTTATAATTGCAGCACTGGAGGTGTGAGTATGAAGGAAAAGCTGAGAGATATGTATGAAAGCCAGTTAATTGATACAACTGGCCTTTTAAAAGCAATTGAGCGTGGGTGGGCAACTATATCAGATATTGTAGAAATTGTTGGCGAAGATAATGCTCTGTCTGTGATTATGACTGCAAAGCTTTCCGAAATTTCTAATGCCTGCAATACAGTAATTGTATCTGGTGTTGATATTACATTTGGCGAGGAAAGCGTACACTTTAACCTGAGCATTGAAGACCAATCTAATATCAACAACTTATTCCGCGTTGTCGAATTGGGCGGGACTGAATTCCCATACCAGTCTGACGGTGGTGTATGCCGAGTTTATTCGGCTGCCGAAATTGTACAAATTTATATTGCCGCACAGACACTTATTACATCTCAAACCACCTATCATAACGAACTGAAACAATATGTACAGACTCTGACTAGCGTAGAAGATATTTCTGCGGTTAAGTATGGTATGACACTGCCCGAGCCATACCTGTCCGAGATGAATGAAAAGCTTGCTGTCGCACAGCAACAGATGCAATCAATCGTTTCTAAGATGGCTCAGACTGTGGCGGCTGAAAAGGCGTAACATTTATGTCTTTGTATCATGTATTGAAGTCTGCCATACTAGCAGTGATTGGTGGTTTAATTTATATTTTGATTGAACTTATTTGGCGTGGACACTCCCATATATCTATGTTTGTGCTAGGCGGCGTATGCTTCGTCGCAATTGGGCTTATCAACGAACTATTTCCGTGGGAACTTGGAATTGTGTGGCAGTCTATGATAGGCGCAGTGCTCGTAACGGCGTTGGAGTTCATAACTGGCCTTATTGTAAATATTTGGCTTGGCCTTGGTGTATGGGATTACTCAGATGTACCATTGAACATTATGGGGCAAATTTGCCTACCATTTTCTTTGGCCTGGATGGGTTTATCTGCAGTTGCAATCATATTAGATGATTATTTGCGACACTGGATGTTCGGCGAAGAAAAGCCGCATTATAAGCCCGTATGAATTGTTTGTTGTATATATGAAAATAGTGGGAGCACGGCAATCAACCGGCTCCCACTTTACATATTTGCACATAAAATAATGGATTTATAAGGGGGTCTTTTATGGACGGTGAAGTAATATGGATACCTCAAAACAGATATGGTTGTTTCTAAAATCGCATGGATTAAATGATTACGGTGCGGCAGGATTGATGGGAAACCTGTATGCGGAAAGTGGTTTGAACCCACAAAATTTGCAAAACAGTTATGAAAAGAAGCTCGGCTACACTGACGCAACTTATACTGCGGCGGTCGATAGCGGAGCTTATTCTAATTTTGTGCGGGATAGTGCCGGGTATGGGCTTGCCCAGTGGACATACTGGTCTCGTAAACAGGGCCTACTTGACTTCTGCAAGGCCACAGGAGCATCTATCGGAGACCTTGATACCCAACTAGGCTTCCTGTTAAAAGAGCTGTCAGAGAGCTTTCCTGGCGTTCTGAGCGTTCTCAAAAATGCGGCTTCGATTCGTGAAGCGTCTAATGCTGTCTTGTTTGATTTTGAGCGCCCTGCAAATCAAGGTTCATCCGTGCAAAACAAACGTGCTTCATATGGTCAAGTATACTTTGACAAATACTCAAACGGGAAAGGAGATGAATTGTCTATGAGTAATAGTCCTCTTGCCACATATACAAATATTTCTCCAAACAAAAATAGTCCGCGTAACCATGCAATCGACCGAGTGACCATTCACTGTTTTGTTGGACAAGTTACTGCTAAAAGAGGGTGTGATGTCTTTAAACCGTCTAGTAAGAAAGCATCCTGCAATTACGTTGTTGGATATGATGGTAGCATTGGACTTTGTGTGGATGAGAAAGACCGCTCATGGTGTTCTTCAAGTTCTGCAAATGATAATCGTGCAATTACGATTGAAACAGCAAGCGATAACTATGACCCATATGCAGTAACAGATAAAGCCTACGCAGCATTGATTGATTTAGTTACCGACATCTGCAAACGAAATGGAAAAACAAAGATTATCTGGTTTGGAGACAAAGACACAGCTCTGTCGTATAACCCTGCACCTAACGAGATGGTAATGACAGTACATAGGTGGTTCGCCAATAAGTCTTGCCCCGGCCCATATTTGTATGAGCGTCAGGGTGAGATTGCGGCAGAAGTAAACCGTAGACTTTCAAGTGAAGAGGAGGATGAGTTTATGACTAGCCAAGAGAAGTTTAATGAGATGTTCGCGGTCGCTATGGATGAATACCGTAAGCGTCTGCGTGACAACGACAGCGGAAGTTGGAGCCAAGAGGCCCGTGACTGGAGCACCTCTTCTGGCCTGATTGCTGGTGGTGGGAACATGATTGATGGGACTACCAACTATATGTGGGAGGACTTCCTGACCAGAGAGCAGGCGGCTCAATTGTTCTATCGTTTTAATCAGATGAAGTAATTATGGTCTATGGTTGGAGGTGGTTCCTATGACCATCAAAATTGAGCGCAAGGAAAAGCCAAAACGCTTATCCAAAAAACCGAAGAAGAAAAAGTTGCTCGACCGTATTGGGTTTACCAATGCGCTTGCTCTTCTCATCATGCTCTTCCTTGCCACCGGTCTTGCTGGTGGCTTTTATCTTGCCATGAAGAGCATTGTAACTGGGTACACAGGTGCCCTTATGTGCTGGACTGTTGTGTTCACTCCGATTGGTACAGCGTGCGGCATTGTCTTATCAAAGATTGTTGATAAGAGCAAGGCTGAAAATAGTGGGCCGAATGGAGAGGGTATTAAATACGCGGCGGCAATGGCGTCTAACTTCCAAAAAGCAGATGAAGAGGATGCCGGCAATAGTCCGCCCATCTAAAGGAGGATAATCTATGGACTGGTTAGAATATGTGCTTTCCATCCTTCCTGGTCTCGCCGCCTCTCTGGTTGCTATTATAACTCTTACTGTCAAGTTAATTGAGTATGTTCAGAAAGCAATCAAAGAGAAAAACTGGGGCGAAGTTCTTAAACTTGTTATGGGTTATATGGAAGCCGCTGAGGAGAAGTTTGAGACTGGTGCCGAGAAAAAGGAATGGGTTCTTGCCATGGTCAAAGCCTCTGCTGATACCGTTAACTACGACATTGATATGAATGTTATCAGCAAGTTGATTGATGACCTGTGTGATATGAGCAATGTTGTTAATCCGCCTGCAGAAAAGGCGGGTGATTAAATCCGATGATTGATTATGTTGAGTATATCAACATCCCGACTAAAGTTGCTATTGCTGTAATTGCCCTGTTCTTCATCATGCAGTTAGTTGGAGAGTTCCTTGAATTCAAAGGAAAGGTCGTTCCAGAGTTTGTGAAAATTCGTAAGATATTTGCTCGCAGAAAAAAAGAACGTCTTATGATGCAAAAGATGGAAAAGACCCTTGACCAAGTTCAACTTACTCTTGATGACTTGAACCGGCATTACAGCACCGACAACATTCATATGCGGGATGAATGGATTAAGAGAGTGAACACAAAGCTTGAGCAATACGATATAAGCATGGCCGAGCTTGACAGGAAGCTCGACAAGAATAATAGCGATACACTGTCAATCCTAATTGACAATAAGAGAAACGCTATTATCAGCTTTGCATCTCTTGTGATTGACGAAAACAAGCCTATTACTCGTGAACAGTTTAACCGTATCTTCAAGCTGTACCAGGAGTATGAGGCAATCATCCAAAGCAATGGCATGAAGAATGGCGAAGTTGATATTGCCATTCGTATCATCAGAGAGGCATATGAAAATCACATGCGTTCCCACACATTCATCGAGGATGTGCGAGGATACGTCGAAAATGACTAACGAATAAATTTTTGTGGGTGTATTATGGGAGCTACCTTTTGCAGGTAAGCTCCCATTTTTTGCGCTAAAAAAATAAGGCGGGAAGGAATCGCTTCCAACCCGCCTTACAAGCCCGTGTATCCCTGTTATGTTTGGGGATACCTGGGATATTAGATTTATTGTAAAGTCGCTCAGAGGGGCTCCTGTGAGCCCACAGGCGGCTTTTATTATATGTAAATGGGAATATCCTGCGAAAGCAGAGTAGTATTCCCATGAATTTGCTATATCAAACCCTATCTCAAGTGGTGTAGAAGTGGTGTAAATCAGAGCGCAAACGAGTGATTTTTGTATGTGCCACAATGCTTTGAGGTAGTTGTATGTGCCTTCAATGCTTTAAGATACATAAGTACCCTTCTTTCTTCTCATAACTCCTCAAATCCCCTTATTTCAAGGGGTTCAAGGCTTTTGGTACTTATATAACCCCTTATATTTTCTCGTGTTTTTTCTATCAAGTGGTGTAAATTCTGGTGTAAAATCGGACTTGGTGCTTGGAAGTGGTGTAAAACTACATGAGCTTGATTTTTCCGTCCAAGCTACTGAAGCTCTCAAGCTTTTTAGACTCGGTTGCCTCATTGTAAACGTCCATCGTTGTCCTGATATTCCTGTGCCCCATGACATCCTGAATGATTTTTAGGTTTCTCTCGTTTTCGCACAACCTTGTGCAGAAAGTATGCCTCAAGATATGTGCGCTGAACTTTGGTAGATAAACAGGCTCTCTGTTTTCTTCCTGTGCTTTGAAGTATTCTTCTCTATTATATGTGCTCGTGATGTGCTGTATGGAATCAAACACATATGCAGGGGTAAATACCTTCCCTTTGCTGTTCAAGAAGATAAAACCTGTATATTCTCCAATGGAGAAGGGTTCGCTATCAGGACGGCGCCTCTTCCTTTTTTCGCTTAACAAGGCTTTCTTTACATCAGAGAGCATTGGAATGACTCTAAGCCCAGCTTTTGTCTTTGGTTCAGATATACGATACTTATATCCGCTAGTTTCGCTTGGCCTATATATGATGGTATGATTTACGCTGATGAGCTCTTTCTTAAAATCACAATCACACCATCTGAGCCCAAGCGCTTCGCCTATCCGCATTCCTGTTCCAAGGAGGACAGTAAACAACGGGCCAAGTCGGCAATAAGTTTTTGATTGATATATAAACTCAATCAGCCTTGTCTGCTCTTCCTCTGTCAGTGCGTGTCTCTTTTCTTGTTCAACTGACAGCATTTTTCGAAGGCTCTTTAGAACATTGGCAGTCGGATTTATCCGAACCAAGCTATCCATCACTGCGCTTTCAAACATTTGATATAAAATAGAGTGGACGCTTTGCACTGTACTTGCCTTTAATCCAAGGTCTTGAATCATGTGCATGTACAGTTTTTGGATGTCTGTGAATTTTATAGTTCGGATTCTTCTCCCACCAAGTTCATCTCTTACATGCTTATCATATAAGCAAATGTAATTGCATCTTGTGTTTTCTCTGAGGTCGGTACGCAAATCCATGAAGGATTTGAACAGCATGTTTACTGTAATAGACTTTGCATCAGCGGCTCGTATTCCATCTTCCATATCTCGCTGGACTTGTCTTTCGATATCCCGAAGTGCAGAAACACACCGTTTCCCATCTGGTGCCTTATCTGTTTCGACAAGTTTCCAACTGTATACCGTCTTGCGTTTTCCGTCCAAGTCGGTATAGCGGAACATGTACATGCCGTCAGGTCTTTGCACCTCCCCATTTCTTAAAATACGTCCTTTGTTGTCTCTTCGTTTTTCTGGCATGGCGATTCCCTTCCTGTAATGAGAAAAAGGAATCTGATATAGCATTCTATTCTACCATATCAGATACCGTTTTTCAAGATTCAAACCGCCTCACAGCGGTCTATGTATTTCTCAAAAAGAATCCGTTTGATTTGTGGGCGATTGCCATTCCAGAGAAGAAAATCTGCATCTTTGTTTTCACTGATTATTCGGCGTAGCTTGTTTTCTCCGATTCGGAAGTATTGTGACGCCTCTTCGACACTCATTGTGTACCGTTGCCAAAATGGTATCTGAGGCATATTACTCATAAGACACCCCCAATTCATATGGATATAAAAGTAGGCGGAGCTGACCATTCGGCCAGACTCCGCCATTCTTTTAGCCTTTACTTTCCGGTGGAACCCATACCGCCATTTCTTACCCCATCGGCAGAATCAGAATATGTGATTCCATATGGAATAAAAATGGCCTGCATAAATCCATCTCCGGCCTTTACCTCAATAACCTTACCTTCGTTACTGTCATTAGTAATCTTGGCAAAGATATGGCCTTCGTTGTCTGAGTAGTAATAATCGCTGTCAATAACGCCCATCGTGTTGTTGAGCTGGAGCCGGTACTTAAATCCGAGCCCACTTCTAGGGAGACAACCAAGCCACCAACCATCATCAATCTTTACCCGAACGCCGGTTGGGATTTTAATAGTGTCTCCGGGTTGGAGCGTAAAGGAAAATGGCGATTTAAAATCATACCCAGCCGAGCCACTAGTTGCACGCTTTGGTAACTCCAGAGTGTCATATAACATCCGAATATAATCATCCTTATATTCGGTATCAATAATTTCACTCATGGCTCCATAAAACTGTTCATAGCTGACTTTCTCAAATTCTCCTACTCGCTTCAATTGTTTCACTCCAATCACATAATCTGTTGTATGGTACTTACATTTGCTGTTGTTGCTTCTGGGACATTCCACCATGGCGTAGGCGTGTTGATTGGTGTATATGGGGTTGGTGCATAATATGGATAGTAGACGGTGTCATCGTCTTCAGTTGTTTCCGTAACCGTCTCTCTAATCACATTGCCCTTTTCATCATATTCTTTTACAGTTTCCCGGATAGTTCTTTTAGTCATTGTGCATCATGCTCCTTGTGTTCCAATCTCTGTATTCTTCTAGCGCAATCCGTGCGTCATCTTTTGCAAAAATCCATATCTCGTTGTCTGGAATATATGGAATAGAAACCGGAGAATAGTTAAGCCAGTCCATTGCAACAGCGGTGTTGAGCGCTCTATCGCCCCGGTTTTTATACTTCTTAGACTTCTTTAGATTCCCCATCACAATATCTTGCAAGCCTTCACATTTAGTTCTGTTCATCCAGATTTGGTTAACATTTGTCACACCAAGTTCTTTTATTACATCTGCAAGACCTGTCGCATTATAGAAGTCATCCATTGAACAGATTTTACTTATTGCGTCGTCTGTAAATTGGATTGTCATGTGCTCCACAGAGTGGTTCGGCGCGTCAAAATACTCCATGTCAATCTTTCTCCTTTATGTATAAGCCGCAGTGACACATGCCCTCCTCCATTTCTCTGAACTCTTTGCACATACACTTCGTGTCTTTGTTTTTTAAGAGGGCACAGGGGCAATAGCCAGAGTTTGCCTTTAACTGTTTCTTGATTTCATTGGCATACTCTTTGTCTGGATTCGTATAGATTCTCATTTATCTCCATCTCCATTTACTAATGAAACGGCAAGCAATCCGGCAACTACTAATGCCACAATTCCAATAATCCATGAAATGAAAATTGGGCTCAGAACCAAGAACCAAGGCCAATCAATAACATCGCACGCTCTTAATGCACAGAACAGCATTGTCAAAAAATAGCAAAAGCTCGAATAACATTTGCTAAAGTTTTCTCTTGATTTTGACCCGCTGGATTTCACCCTATTACCAGTAGCCATCTAAATCTCCTTCACTAAATTTTCTTTGCAAACTGATTGTCCGAAGAAAGCATAATCCCTAACACATCATCATACCTGCTTGGCCGGTCTGGAATGAAACGTCCAAACTTTATCACAATTGCCCCCAATGATTTGAGGGATTTAAGCTGTTCAATTATTTCCTCTGGATAATAACCTGTGTAAATTACAAACTCGGAATTATCCCCATTGTCCCTAAACAACTTGATTAACGATTTGACCTCATCCAACTGAAGCATTGGTTCCATGCCACCAATTACAACTGCCTTTGTGATGGGGTTGTTCACGAAGTGTTCGTAAATCACTTCATCTGGGATTTCTTTAGAAGGGGCTTGGGCGAGGGGCGAATTTTGACACACCCCTACGTCCAGCCCAAGCTCAGTACAGCATTTGAAATCACAGAAGCAGGTGTTGATGAACATCACAGGAACTTTATAGTTGACGAAGTCTTCTTCTATGATTCCTTTTACCCGCATTACATGACCTCGCTCTTAGTCAGCACGTCATACCACTTACGCTGGTTGAACTCCTGTTTGCGAATTTTTTGGTAACTGCTCACAGGAGTGTAGAAGCCCACGACCCTTGCGTATGTATCTGCAATAGGTTCTCCGCATACAGGACAAGTGGATGTCCCCATAAATGCGTGCTTGTTTTTGCACACAGAAATCTTTGTCGTGAACGCAAAGTAAATCACGCCCTGAGATGCCACATAGTTCAGCATCCCCCATGCCGTATCTTCGTTCGGGAAGCGGCTTTCGACATCGATGTGCGCGATACACCCACCACCACACTTCATGTCAAACAGCGAACCAAGGCGGCATTTCTCCTGGATGGTGCATTTCTCCATGAGCGGAATCCACTGGTTGCTGTAAATAAAATATCTGTTTTGTTCAAACAGAAGGTTGTCGGCCGCACAGATAACACCAGCACAATTCTCTGCCGGAATCATTTCCAGGTTAAAGGTGAAGTCACACTCAAAACTGTCTTTGACCTCGTTGATAGTATCCAGGATTTCAGTGGCAAACTCAACTGCATCATCTGTGTAGTATTTATTGCCCATCTCATCTTCACCAATCAGGCCAAACAAATCCATGACCTCGTACATACCAATACCGCCGATAGTACAGAACTGCTTGTCCAGCTCAACAGCACCATCCTGGTAGTTCGGAAGAAGCCCCTTTTCAATATTTCGCTTGATGATATGCCGCATGGATGACAGCGCTTTACAATCCAGAAGCACACGGTCTTTCAGGATATCAAGGTACTTCTTCTTGTTCAGCTTGCTCTCGTATGCAATGCGGACGAGGTTAATGGTGCTGACGCGGCAAGAACCAACAGACAGTGCTGTGCCTCCGATAGAGTTAATAAAAGCATCCAGCTTCTTTGTGTCACTGAGCAACCGGCAACAGTTGGACAGAATACCGATATTGTCACTGACAAAGAAGTTTGAGTCGCTCCACTTAACATTGTGGTCGCTCGCCCATCGAGCAAACTCTTCATCCTGGAATTTGCCGTCTTTGTAGTACAGTGAGTAGGTGAGCACCGGGTAAGTAAACATATTCTCCTCACGAATTTCGCTCACTACCTCCATGAATACCTTCTGGAAGTCGATAAAATCCTCAATGTGGTCAATGGCAAGTTCTCCGTCAGGGAACTCTACGCCGCCAAATAAGGATTCCAGGTAAGGACGGTCAAAGATGGAGACATTCGTAAAGGCGCTTTGGTCAATGCGCAGGAATGGCTGATTGAGGCGGTAGATAAACTTCTGGAACTGCTGACGAGCATAGTAATCAGGGTTCTTCATGCAGTATCCTGCGTCAACGTCCTTTTTCCAGAAGTACCAAGCCCAGATAAGCACGTTTGGAAGTCCAACTGCACCAGACTGACGATTGGATAAGAATGACACAAACTCAATCACATCGTCGAAATAGGTGGTAAGATGCTTTGGAGCCTGATGATTATAGTGGTCAAGGAAGAACAACCCCTCTGTCGCCAGACGGGTAAGGTCATTTGCCCAGCAGTACGGGAAGTAGCTTGCAGTAGTGCTGTCGTTCAGGTAGAACCCCTTGCTAAACTCCTGCTCAAGCCACTGCTTTGCCGTGCGAAGACCCCACTGCTTTTTAATCGTGAGGAAAATCTTATTCAGACCAAACAACTTATCCTCGCTCTTTGCCTTCTCGGTCATAAAGCTACGGATATCTTTGTGGTTTGCGTTGGCATTGGGGTCAATCGAAGCATCGGCCAATGTGTCCTTATCAACAAAGTTGTCAATAAATTCTGAGAAGTCGAGCTGACTTGGATGCACTCCATTGATGTACTCAAAATCTTCCCCATACTTTTTCTTCAAATCCTCAAGACATCTCTCAAAGTCCTTTGACAGTTTTAATGTAATGTCCATCGATATCACTCTCCCTGATTGTTAATCCATTTCACAGCATCTGCGAACTCCATGAGCTCTCCATCGACACACAAAACAGGGACAGATGTGATTCCTAACGCAAGCATTTCTTCCACTGTTGTGTTCTCTTGATACTGGATTCCCCTTTCATTCAATTTCTTTTTCAACACTCCGCACTTGGGGCATCCTGTTGAATATAGTACAACCATACGCATTACCTACCCTCCGCTATCTCTCTTATTACCTCGTATATTTCATTCCATGAATGTACCCGTATAACTCCATCCTTTTGGAATGACACGTTATGTGGCGCATCCATTAGAATACTGATGTAGCCTCCGCCTTCATGGTTGTGTACACCATCATCGATGAGCACGTCTCCCTTAATCATCTGTTTATTAGACGTTATTATGACATTGCTCCACTTGATAAACGGGAAGTTCTTAAATAATGTCAATTCCATTTTTGCTGGCAACGTCTCATATGCAGATGCAGTTACGATGTATATACTGTGACCATCCTCCATTAACTTTTTTAGGATATCATATGCTCCTTCAATCGGTTTGATTGTTCCCCAAAACTCATTTATGGTCAATGGTTCATATACCTGTTTCCGCTCCAATGTAGGGAACGCCTTGGAGATGTCCCATTCCCGAACATCATTTCTTTTCACATTTGTTCCGTGCTTATTGTTCAGGAATGAGAGCCATGCTCCAAGTAAATCCTCGATGGTGTCATCCATATCAACTAATATAGTAAGTTGTTTCATAACACCTCTTGTTTTTCTTAGTCCAGCAAATCTACCATTGCCGCAGTTTCGCTACGTTCTGTCTTTAACAGCTTCACATACCCAAACCGTGGATGACCTTTCAGCTTATTAACTGCAATAATCAATCCACTGTTTTTAACGAATACTTCTCCGTCAACCTGCTTATAATCGCCATTTACCCACAGCGATGAGCCTTCTCCAACTCGACCAAGCAGAAGTTGAATATGTTCCTTGGTCATATTCTCTGCCTCTGAACACATGATGATGGAGTTGCGAATATCGCGGCCCCTGATAAATCCTAGGTGAACCAGCTCAATCTTCCCTTGATTCATCATGATTTCAAGTCCATCCACTCCGCCGAGGTGGTCTGCCAATGGCATTGCAAATGGAAGTAACTTATCGTTGTAATCGCCTGGAAGATGACCGATTGGCTTTGAGTTTTTCACCTCAATGTTGTTTCTCACCCAGACAATTTTGTTGTATTTACCCTTCTCGACAAGGTCAATTGCCGCCGATGACATTAAATAATCCTTGCCGGTTCCAAATTTGCCAGCAAGGAACTTCACTGTGATGTCTTGGTTATACAGCATATCAAGAGTTAACTGCTGTTGGATATTTCTTGGCTTCACCTTACCAAAGAACCGACTGTTGATTTGCTTAAATGGTACCTTCGCAAATTGTTCTCCCGTCCATCTAACTTGGTCACACAACTCATCATTCGTGTTCTTTAATAAAAGGTACTCATTTGTCAAGCATCCAAAATTATCTTCGAGCTGTCCGCTGTAAAATGCGGCCATGTCCTCATCTGATAAGCAAACCTCTCGATATCCCAGGTACTCTTCCACGCAATCACCTCAAATAATTTCTTCGATGTCGCAGTCTTTTCCAACAATTACATCAACAAATCCCTTTTCCTTCGCCTCGTCGCTAAACATATACCATTCAACCCGGCGCTTGCTGTCATACTCTTCTGAGGTCAACTTGCTTCTGGACAGGACATACTCCTTTACTCTGTCTTCTAATTTTTTATTGAACTCCATTCTGTCCTGTGCTTTTGCACCTGAGTCCCAAACAAAGTTTGTTCCATCATGCATCAGGAACTTTGCATTCTTAGTTGCAAAGCGCTTATGCCCAGCAAGACCAATCAAGAAACCCATGGAATATTGATAGCCAAGATTGATAGTATACACTGGAGTTTTGCTCAGCATAATCGCATCAACAAGCTCAAACCCAGAATCGACATCGCCGCCATTTGATGTGACATACAGCAGGATTGGTAGTCTCTCGTCCACTGGGATATCGGCGTCTTCGCGGTTAATCTGCATAATATGACGAACTGCGTCGCCGATTGTCTCCTGACTAATATCATCGCTGATAAACAGCTTCCTCTGCTTTAAGTCTTTGAGGTAGAAAATATCTTCCAGCATTGCGCTCTTCAAGACAATTTCATCGAAATCGGCTTCAATGTCTTCATAGTAACCAGCCGGGTTCTTTACAGTGCTCATAGCAACCTCCTTAGTTTTAGACTTCATCGAAAGAAATTTGATGATGCCCGTTTAATTCTGTGACTATTTCAGAAACGGTTTGCCGAAGGTCATTCAGTGTTCCGGCGTTATGTATATAGATGTCTGGCTTTGAATCATCCAAAGCGGTTTCCGATGGATGGTTCTGTTGCTCAATAGTAAGCGGACTTTTGAACCCATCTCGAACAACTCTGATATGTATTACATCAAAGCCATTGTCTCCTAAATAGTTCACTTCATTGGGGAACCGACAATCCGGGATTAGAACGTAGTCCCATTCGTCCTTAAAGAACCACAGGATAGTTCCGATAAATCTGACCCAGTAGTCCTGGTCTTGCGCACGGATTACATCTGTTCCAATTCGTTGCAGTAGACTTCTGCCATATTCATCTTTCTGGCCGTCCCAACCGAAGAATGTTTTGCAAATGTATTTGACCAAATCTCCATAGTGGGCAATCAATACAGAATAACCGTCTGATTCCAGGGCCGCCTTCATGAATCCTGCAGTAGTGTCTTTCCCATGTTGGGCTTTTCCAGATATTACGATTACCTTCATGACATCACCTCAGTTTCTAATGGCCTTAAATAAGTCTTTGCTTGCAAATCCACCGGTAGCTATACTGGCCTGTTCTGCCATGCTTTCAACAGCAATCTTCAGTTCTGGGTTGGCGCCACTTTCCATGTTTCGCTCTTTATAAATATGAGCAAATTCAGTAAGTTGAATTTTTGAAATAAAGTTGGACGGAATTGACAACATATAGAGGCCACGCTTCGCGTCCTTATTGTCCTTCATCTCTTCAAGGATATAACCATTTGCTGTCCTTACATATACCTTACCGTCATATTCCAGCTTATCTGGTGTGTTTACACCAAGCAAGGCAAGCGCTACATCTGTTGGAATGATTTTACCAACATAGTATTCAGACATTTCTCCTTGGCTAAAATCTGCAAGGCGGGTCGAGGAACGAATAATCCTATTATTCATTCTCATAGCGTGTGAATCAAAATCATCTTGCGCACCTCGATGCAGGCCATACACGGTAAATGAAAGGTCAATAAATCGAAGCATGGTATAGTGCCGAACTCCCCATTTGAAAAGTTTCTTCATCCAGTCATCTAACTTTTCCGATGGATTAACAATGGCACCAATTGCAGTTTGACACCCAGGCGTATGGTTACTACATTTAGCGACTTCATTTCTGACATCCATTTCAAGTTCTCTTGTCAAGGTTCGTTTGGATAAGAACATCGAAATAATTGCGTCATCAATTCCGTCCACACGATTCAGATATACTTCCATGTATCAATCTCCTTATTCGTAAAGTTCTGGATAACTGCTATAACACAAATATGTATACCCTAATTTCTTGTCGTACAGTTTGAGATATGTACCGCTACCCTGTGGGAAGTTTGCCTGGAACACGACAGACCCATCATTGATAATCCGTTCACCACTTAATAACCTAATGGCAATCATTACGCAGTCCTCATATGGGAGAAGGTCGGCAAAGTCTTTGTCATTCCTGCTGTAATATTGCCCATCTTGATAAATGCACTCTTCAATCGTATTTGGGAATTCTACGGATGCTACGCGATTTAAGAGCACCTCTCCAACCATCATCTTCCATTCAGTTGATAGCCAATATGAACCGGCCTCTGCTGTTATAATCTTTGATAGTAAGAACAGGTCTTCAAAACTGATTTTCTGCTCATTCAGATGTAGGGCGTCGATTTTATTGTTTCTTTTTTCCTCGGCCTCAATGCCACCCTGAATATCCCCACTCAAACAGCATGTGACCATATCGCTCAAATAGTCTCTATCGAAGGAGAAACCGGCGAAAGACTCATACTGATTTAAAAAGCTAGTTGTGGTTAATAGATTATAGTCAAGATTTAAATCTTGGATTTTTGCGTTCCTGGCTAAAACAGCGGCACTCAACGCATCCGTATCACCGTAAGCCGCAGATTTAATCATAATATCCATATAATCAATATTACTATCATACAGCTTTACGGTCTCCACATCTTCAGATGTTTTCTCATCATTTGCTTCATATGCACAACCGCTTAACATAGAGCTTGCTACAAGTAATGATAAGAAAATAGTGAAAATTTTTTGCATTGTTTTACCTCTCTACTGTCTGTGAAAAAGCCCCGGAGTTAAACCCCCGGAGCCCATCACAGTATGTTACCTATCGCTTATGTGCCATGTCGTATAAAACTGTCTAAGAATTCGTCAAGCGCCTTAGTGTCGCCTGGTTTTAATTCTTCCTCTTTCTTAGTCTTTTTTCTTGCTACGGCGTGGTCTTCTATGGGCCTATAAGCACGTTCAACTGCATCACGAAGAGCATCTACATTAACTGTGTCAGCAAGCGTTCCAGTAAACATACCTCTGGTGTAATCAGCATACGGTTCATACGGAGTTCTTGCCCAATATGGCTCTGCATAAGCATTAGTTGTGGCTACACCAACCGTTGGCCTTATCAAATCTCCTATTTGGACTCTGTTTCCAGTCATAGCATCCGTTACCCAGTACGCACCGTCTCCATCTGCCGCAATGGTCATTGTGGTGGTATTTGCCACATCTGCTACAGTTGGTACAGTCTCTGTAATTGGCGTTGTTACTTGTTGCTCTGTCTCGATTGCTTCCCCTGCATTAAATGTCGTTGGGCCAAATTGAACAGTAACGCCCATATTGGTAAACTGCAGAGGCTCTCTGCTTTCTAACCTATACAGGCTGTTATCCTCGCCAACAACAATAATGTCCCCTTCAAGCATCATTGGGTCATATACCATACCGATAATGGCAGGTTCAGCAAACTCTGTCATGCCATGTTCTGGAGATACCACGGCAATAGGAACGCCATGATATTCTCCATATGTATCCCCTGTATAAATCGGGTTTTGTGCGTGAGCAACCATCAAATAATAGATATCCATCGACACAACAAGCGCAACCTGATACTGGTTTGCTCGTGCAATCCTATCTACGCGATGCAGGTTTTCATCAACCGCATACATGAACACATTATATTCTTCATTTGTCATCGTCGCTTACCTCTATAATCGGGGATACCTTGCACTCATTAACTAGGTCATCAAAACAGTCGCAACACAACTGCATATCGACAATGTCCCCGTCAAAAATACTACCGTATTCAATTTTTCTATGTATGGTGAAGTCCTGCTGTAAATCGAAGAAGTCTAATTCTCTCCCACATACATTGCAGACCCTTTTCTCTTGCAAATTATGTTCCTCCTTCAATTATAAAACTTCGGTTTTATACTGCTCACAACCGCTAAATTACCCGTTCATACGCCGTCAGCTTGAAGTATTGCCCATCTCTTTCGTACCCCTTACAGAAGATAATGTCGCCATCTTTTACAGGTTCTTTGTTATAGACATTATTGAATACGGTAAATCTGCTCTCCTTTCCACTGCCGATTGATTTCGTAAAAACACTATATCCAAACTGCTTCCCATCCTTCTTACGGAACAGTGGTTTTAAATCTGTTATGTATAACTTACGTCTATCCTTCTCCTCGCCGGATACATATCCGATATACCCCATCACATCATAGAAGTTTCTAACTTTAATAAGGTCGCTCAAGTCCTCTAGGTGCATATCTCTGATTGCCTTCTCAGCTTCGTGCAAGATAGACGATATGTCCAGGAGGGTGTAGCTCTTTGCAATTCCGCCGGACTTTGTAACGCCAACAGCATACCTCTTGATAATATCCTCAAGGGGTGTACCGTCTACGTCTGACTTTTTGATTTGCTTTGCCTGCCCCTTCTTGAAGAAGTTCGAGAACAAATCAACCATCCGAAGAAGCTCACGCTGGTTACCAAAATCAGAGAAGAAGTCAAGTTTAATGAGGATATCAAGCTGTCTTGAGTTGATGGAACTCTTTTCGTCAAGGTCTTTGAGCAAATCCATGAAGCTTGTGTATTTATTCTTTGCGAGTTCATACAATTCGTCCGCAAGACCAGCGCTCATGTATTTAACGGATGATAATCCCTTTGCGATAATTTTCTTTTCTTTATCGAAGAAGTATTCGCCTCTGGACAAACCCCACTTTGGCAAAGTGACACGGATGCCGACCTTTGTTGCGTAGTTGGTTATGTCTGCCGTCTTATCCATGTTATCACCAAAGATGTTCAATGCCGCCGTCAAGAACTCAAGTGGATAGTAGTACCGTAGATACCCACAGATATATCCAATGGAAGAGTAAGCATCTGAATGATTCCAAGAAAAGCCATACGCGGACGCATCAAGGATGATTTGTAGGAATGGCTTGATAACCTCTTCGCATCTTTCCTTGGTAATGTCGTAGTGCTCCGAAGAATACTCAATAAATCTCTTTTCAATTTCCGGCAGAAGTGTTTCTGTACCCTTTTTCTTAGCGATAGCCCGACGAACGTTGTCAGATTCTGCTGCAGAATAACCACAAAACTTCACAAGAAACTGCATGATAGTCTCTTGCATTGCGATTCTGCCTGCCTCTGGAGACAGGAATTCATTCAGAGCATCGAAACCATTGTCGTAGAATTCTCCCCTGGCAACACTATCACGGAAGCTCGCACACGCAGGTCTGAGCAGTCCATTTCCAAACGACATCCACTTCAGCATAGAGAAGTTCGGAATCTTTGACCTTGCAATCTCCAGCGTTTGGTCTGACATAAATTGTTTGAGATAATGCTGTGCGCTGTCAGACTCCCATTGGAAGATAAGGGTTGTATCATCACGAATGCTTTTCCAGACATTCATATCTTCCATATCTGTATTGTCCGGGGTCAAACGCTCAATGCCAAGCATCTTACAGGTATCATTGATTACTCCGATATTATCCAAGCCGAGTATATCAAGCTTGACGTACATCAAGTCATCCAACTCTTTCATGTTTATCATTGACACTGGATAATCTGATGTAGATACACTACAAAGTCCAACGGTCTGCTCAATAGGGAGGTCGCTTATCAGCACTCCGCTTGGGTGAGTTCCGATTGAGACTATGGTTCCATTGACAATATCTACATATTTGAATACCTCTGGATACTTCTTACGGATTTCATTTTCATGAAGCTCCACTTCCTTGCAGATAAGGTTTGCGGTTTGTAGATAATTGATGTCGGCTCGGTCTTTATATAATGCCCTGCAAACATCCCGAATTGCACCCTTCATAGCAATTGTGTTGAAGGTGATAATCTCGGCGGAGCGGATATTGGGCAGATTCATCTTGTCTCGCAGAAGAAACTGTTTTACTGTCTCTCTATCTTTTCCAGAATAATCTGTATCAATATCAGCATTTGTAACACGGGAGGGATTCATAAAACGGAAAAAGTTCAGGCCAAACCGTAAACTATCCATCTGGGTTACGCCAAGGAGATATGCAATCATACTCCCTGACACTGAACCACGACCATATCCACATTGGATACCGTTTTCCTTCTCCCATTCACGCAGATAAGTTTGCAACAGCATAAAGTCAATTGACTTTGTCGCCTGGTAAACACTGAATTCATTTTCAAGCACAGGTCGAAGTTCTTCTTCTGTGTGATGTTTAAGGGCATACGGATGACTATGTAGCGCATCATCTATTTTTTGCTTAAAAGTCTCTTCTGGATTCTCATAGATGTGTGGGTACTTTGTTCCACGGTCGAGCTGGAACTCTTCCACCATATCTGCCATTCTGTTTGTGTTATCAATCGCCTCAAGAAAAACATCTTCTGGAAGAGAGCCCTGTTTTTGATAGGCAGAAATCAACTCGTCATACGTCTTGAACTTTAAGTCCCATTTTTCTTCTCCATCAAATCTGATATTCTTTGAAACCTGTAGAATACTCCGCCCTTTTTCGTGTTCTTCATTTAGAACATGGGTATCTGTTCCAGCAATAAGAGGGATGCCAGTTATGGTGCTCAGGTCGTACATCCGTTTGTTGTAAGACACCTGCTTATCATCCAAATGATGACCAACCTCAAAGAAACACCGCTCTTTATGGGCCGTCATAAATTCAAGAAACTTCTTTTGTGTCGCATTGTCTCCCTTACCAAACACTCCACCGACGCAGGCTGTGGTAATCAGAATGTTGTCACTTGTTGAGAACAGCTCGTCAAAAGAAATTCTTGGGGCATAATAGAAGTGGTTGTCTTTTCTATTAAAGCTCTGAGATACAAGACTATTCAGCTCTAAAAAGCCTTCGTAGTTTTTGGCAATCAGTACACAGTGGTAATTGTCACGAATCTTTTCGGTTAAGTCTTCTGTCAGATATGCTTCAACAGCATGAATATACTTCATACCTGCCTCTTCGATGGCACATTTCTTATGCCACCACTCCATGACGCTACCGTGTTCACTGAAAGCCATTGCTTTCATACCACATTCTTTTGCTCTATCTATGTATTCTTTGAACTTTGTTACGCTATCGATATTGGTAACAGCATTGCTTAGGTCTGAGTGAAGATGATAGATACAGTAATTGTTACTTACCGCCATGACAACCTCCCTTCGTATAGCTTTTCCCAAACTTCTATACCTTTGTCTACTGGTGAGTCTTTTTCATCAAGCAGATTTTCCATATCCCATGTGTATTCGACTTTTACAAACTGTTTTAGCCGCTTGATATTATGGTCTTCTCGCACCTCAACATCTTTATCAAGAGCAAAAACAACTCGGTAAGCTAAACAGGCAAGTATTTTCATCTGATGTGGGTTCAGATGGGAAGTTAGAATCGCCCCTGTGTTATGGATACCCCATGTGTCGGCCATCATGACCGACTTTGCCCCCTCAAACAGTATGATTTCTCTCTTTTTTTTAATTTCGGACAGGTTTTCCGCAATGCCATATATTGTGTCCAGCTCACCAAGTGGTTTGAAATAGGTGTATTTTCTTAAATCTTTCTCTTTCCATTGTGGGTCAAGAGTCCTGCCGCTTACATTGATAATCTTTCCGTCTATATTCCGTATTGGATAAACTAGACGGTCTGAAAAACTGTCATAATAGACCTGGAACTTATCAAGCGACCCTCTCGATATCCCCTCAGACTCCCAGATAGCAAGTTTATCCTCGCGCTTCTCGTATCGTTCCATATAGTCATCTGGAAGTGTTACCGATTTGCCTTTGGGCTGGCTTTTTTTAGGTTTTGCAAACTTTCTGGCAACCTCTGTTGCCGCCAATTTCCGATGCGGCCTAATTTCGCCATCTACACCTGCATAATTTTTTAAGATTTCAATGGCTTCATGGTATCCGCATTTGTTATAGAAACGGACAAATGTTAAAACATTTCCTCCAACGCCAGAAGAAAAATCGTAAAAGCTGTTTGTTTCTTTTCTAACGGAGAAGGACGGCGTCTTTTCATCTTTGAGGGGAGATAAAGCCCAATACTCTCCATTTTTCTCTGTAAATTCTGTGTACTGAGAGATGTAATCCAGGATATCAATTGACTCTATCAGTTCCGTGAGTTCCATACGCCGCCCCCTTCGTTAGTTATTTAATTATGTTGATTGCTTAAAATGGTGTCTGAGGTATATGCTGTTTGGCCTGCTCGTACAAGATGTGGTTTCCATCAAACATGAGGTCTATGTATTCGCCTTGTGCCATCTGCATACCATTTCGGTTAACAGTGACACGCAATTTCTTGTTTCCACACTCTGCACCATCTACTTCTATTTCCTCTGGAGTTTTATCGGAAATCATAGCTATTGTTGATGCGTTCCGTGCTATCTTTGCACTGTCCGCAAGTTTACCAGTCGCTGTTGCCTGGGCCGCACCGATACCAGCAATATTCATTTCTCCACAAATTTGGTTCTTGACCATATCGACGAACCGACCGAGCTCCTGGTAACTGTCAAACGCATCTCCCTCGCCTTTACCCTTGAAGTAATCGACGATTAAGACATCTAACCCCTGCGTATGATTTACCTTTTTTACCGCCGTATAAATACTTTGCTGGTCAAAAGTCGGAATATAGATGTGGGTAAACTTTCTTGTCTTGAGCCATTCCTTTGCATCAAGAATTCTCTGCTCCTCTTCTGCGGTATAGGCACCAGATGTTAGTCTCTTATACTCGATTCCAGATAAGTGGGCGAGAATTCTTGCCGTGAACAATCTTGTATTCAACTCACTGTCCAGATATAGGATTGCATAATCGTTCTTTAGAAGGTCAACGGCGCAATTCAGCAACATCATGGACTTTCCCTGTTTCTGCTCAGCCCCGAAAATAAATAACTCTCCTCGCTCTATTGTCGCATAGTCATTTAAAGCAGGGAACTTAAAGGGAATCCCAGCATATCCAGTGTTCTGTCTTCCTTTTATTTCCGCCCAGCATTCATCGATAACTTCGCAATATGGCGGCACTTCATTGGTTGCAGAAAATTCCATCATAACATCATCCATCGCCCGATAGATATGTTGTTCGATGTTTTTCACGGACTCGTTAAAACAAATTGCTTCACATTTTTTCAGCGTCTGCAATGTGTCTCTACGAAACGCCGCGTCCATTACATTTTCTACACAGAGCTTATACTCTTCGACGGTATGACGCGCAAGGTTTTCACTGCTATCAATAAAATCATTTAGTTGAGTTACTGTAAGCTCGTCAGCATATGGAGCTGTACTCTCTTTCGACTGTAATGCCTGGATAATTCCATAAGAATCAATGCAGGTAACCCCTCGTTGCGCCATATTACAAATTGCCACATATATGTATCTGTTCTCTTTGTTAAAGAAATGGTTTGGCAATAGGTTCTCTGAGTAAAAACAAAATTCTGGGTGATACACAAGCGTCGCCACTACACCGGCTTCACTTTCAATTCTGGTAATATCTTCTGCTCTTATGTGTCTCACCTCTTATTTGACATCGCATAATACTCACAATGGTCTTGCATCTCACAAAGATGTTTACACTTGAAGTATTCCATATTTGGCTTGAAGTCTGTTTCCTGTTTTATCTTCTCTATTTCTTCGGAAAGCCATTTTTGAGAATCAGTATATGCCTGCTCCACAAATGGTTCTTCAATAAATACTGGTGTTCGAAAGCAATTAAAACACAGAGATTTGGGGCGCTTACCATATTCTTGTTCAACCGCTTTTGAGTATAAATAAAGCTGTTTCAGATAACTGTCCAAATCTTCATCAGACTTTGTGTGTTTTCCCTTGGTGCTTCTCGGCTTTAAGTTTCTTGACTTGTTGTCTACAACGTACAGCTCACCATCTTTCTCGCCAAGGAAATCAATATAGCCAATAAATGGAATGCCGTCGAGTGTAAAATCAACCCGTTTCTCCACCTCGATTAAGTTAAATGGGAACGGTTTAATTTCTCTCAGATATCGTAGACCATCTTTAAAGTAGTTGGTAAATATTTTGGGGTTCGGAGCTCGTCCACTGACATTCTCTTTGAACCCACCAAGATACATATCTACAAGCTGTTTAGACGTTTTCCCCTCTTTATAGTACAACTCAATCAACTTGTGGATGAATGACCCATAACTTGAAAAAAACATCTCTTTGCTTGGAAGTTTGCGTATATACCTCAAATACCAGCGATATGGGCAATCATCAAACGCTTTGACCCTGGAATAACTCCAGACCATATCTTGAATTACAGGTGCGTAATTGACTTCTCCCATAGGCGCCTCACCTTAAAACGGGAGGCGGTTATCATCAAGTTCGCCATCGTCAACGGTTGGCTGGGGGTCTGTGACATCATTATGCGGCGTGTCAGCACTGTCGGCATCTTCAAAGGAGAAAATTTTGTAATTGGTATATGTAATCTTTTTCTGCTCGTCATACTTGGTCGTCACATCACAATCGCCAATCTTGATGCGAGACCCTTCGTGCAGTTGAGCAGCTTTTCGTGCGGCCGCAGTACCAATACAAAGGACAAAACCAGAGAAGTCTTGCTCATATTCTCCTGTCTGCTTATTCTTTCGGCTGACAGACATTCTAACCTTTGTGCTGGTATCGCTCATGGGAGTGACTTCCCAAATTTTTGCATATGCTCCTGTGCGAAATCCCATTCTCTATCACTCCTTAATCTTAAAAGTTTCCTTGAAATCAGCAATCAGCTTTGAGGCCAATACTGATTCGGTGATTGCAAAGTAGTTTCCGCCCTTTACATACTTGGCCACAAACTTCTTTACCTCTTCTGCCTTATCTGGGTTACTTGCAAGATAATCTTTTACCAACGTGTCAAAGCTTGAAATGATTTCTTCTGCAATCATCTTATCTTCTGCGGCCCCTGCGGCCCGCTGTTTACTGCGCCACTTGTCCGGGTCATCATCTGGTGTTGCAATGTTAAAGAACTTCAGCAGAAAATACCGCATTGCATAGCTCAGGCCAGAACCGAAACTCTGTGACCCATCGCTTTGATGCCCAACAAGAATCCAGGGCACATCAACTCGCTCCTCTGGGTTCTCATTATTTACCCAGGTAAACACCATATCCGCACTAACGAGAACTTCATTTACGTTCTCTTCGTAGATTTCACCCTTATTGGTAGACTTGGTCTTCTTGGTGCTATATGGCGAAACAATGGAGCTATTATGTACAACGCTAGGAATCAAAGACAACGCATACTTGTCCATGAACCCGGAAATTTTCGCAAGGATTTCATCCTCGCTGACGTAGGTATATCCATACCCCTTTTTATTTCTCTGGATAACCTCCACCTGCTTGCGAATCTTGGCAAGCTTTTGGTAAATGTTCAAATTCTGCTGGTCTGCCATATCATCCCTCCAGTAAATAAGTGGCCTTCATGTCTGCCACATGCAGTAAAAGTGCCAGCTTACTCTTCTCAAAAATTTTCCCGATGAAGTAATCTCCGCCCTTTACTGATGTGTCGAACCCGCCCATGTGGGCTCTGATTGCATAAATCTCCTCTGCAGACAGATGGATAAAATTTTGTAAAATGATAACGGATTTCTCACCATGACCACACGGAAATTTTTCGTCAATCTCATAAACTTCCTTGGTAACCCACTGTCCGTTTTCCTTTACGTTTCTTGTTCCCTTTTTGTAGAAATTGGTTTTGCAAATATCGTGCAGGAGAGAGACAATGGCAATTGTTTCCTGTGTATACTTCTCAGAAAACCCTGAAAGATTCAGCTCTTCAACAAGGCAGTCATAGACATTTAGCGAATGTTCTAGTAAACCACCCGGATGACTGCCGTGATACTGGGTTGATGCTGGCGCCGTGAAAAAATCTGAATTGGAAAGCCAACTGAGAAGTTCTTCTGCGCCTTCCCTATGTACGACTTCATTGAAGATGCTAAGAAATCGCTCTTTCTTATCTTCCATCAAAACACCCCTCAGTCATCAACACAAAGAAGTTTTTCAAAGTTCTGCATAATCTTCTGGTTTCTGTTCCGCGTCACATCAAGACCATCTCTGGTGTCTGCAAGTCGGCTTATGTATTCGTTGATTTCGTCTACCGTTTCAGCAATTTCTTGATTTACTGTATCCAAATCAGATACCGTTTGCTGGACGAGCTGAATGGCCACAGATGACTTATCTTTCAGCGAACAGAGACGCGCCTCCTTCTCCTGGATAAGGTCTAAGGTATGCTTGCTGTTTCCCCACAACATTGGTGGTATCTCCTTTCATTCAAAATATTTACAACGCCATTAGGCGGTGTATGTTATTTAATTATGTTGATATGTAGAAAAGAGAAACTCGCACATTGCGAGTCCTCTTTTTGTATTCACATTGAGAACGCCAACTTCCAGCGCTGATAATCCTCGAAATAATCTCGTTCAATTCTTCGTTGCTTGTGTTCAATTTTTTCTCTTCCAGAAAGAGAATATGTCTTGCCATCCATTAGGCGAAGCGCCGCATCTGAAAAATCAACAGTTCCACCGGCCCGCTCTATCTCATACGTTCTATAAAATAACCCCGACATACGCACTCGATAGAAACTCAACTGCAGGTCTGTCTTTCCTTCTTCTATGGCTTTAATATTTCTTTTTGACAATGTTGTCCGCATTGTAAAAGTTTTTGTTGTCGCCTTGATTCCACGCATAATCGTGTCGCCTGGGATTCTTTCTCTTCGTATTAGTTTTGAGTATTTAGGGTGCTTATATAAAAAACTGTTTAGTGTAATAGCATTACGAAAAGCTGGTAGCGCATCACGATAAATCGGGACGCTCACACTCTTATATCGGATTTCCATGTTTTCAAGGTCAACATCTTCTGTTTTTATCAGGATGGTATCTTCCTCATCAATTCCACCGAATGCCATCCAAAAGTAGCACCTGTAAAGATTATCGATAGTTTCTTCTTCTTCCGGGTCAAAAATGGAATCTAAATACTTTTGGAGGTGTAGCGGCCCAGACACCATCTGGTGACGAACTTTGCCCAGGCCGACAGCCTCTATCTTAGTCATACCGTCGCAAGCCCCAGGAACCTGCATTGCTATGCACCACTTCACATACTCTTTTAGTATGATTAGTGTCATCCATTTACTTTTGGTTCTCAGGCCGACAACTTCATCTACTGCTGGCTGTAATTCCTCTGCAGATTTTGTGCATAGGTCTGCATTCCACTCCTGCTCATACTTTTCAAAAGCATTGAATATCGTTGTGGCAACATTAGCCGTGTTGAGGCTCCCGGTGTAGTCCCTGATAAACCTGGTTTTCAGCTCTTCGTTATACATAATGAACCTCCTGCTCGTTATGTAGAAACTACGCCGTCATGTTAGCATTAAGGCGGACAGCCTTTTGCCAAGCTTTGACCAGTGCATCTACGTCCAGGTAAGCGATGACAGACGATGCGAGCAAACTTGCGGCCGCAATCTGTTTCATATACTTGTCTGGCAACCTGGTGATATAGTCTCCGATTCTTTCCTTTGACATACACTCTGGATTTTCACATAACACCAAGCTATTCTTTTTTTAGCCCAGCTTCCTTCCCATTTACGAAAACATGAGTTGGTTGCCCAAGCTTCTTCATAACACTGGTCATCGGAAGTGCAATGATGTTCGGACTGTGGGCATTCCCCATATTATTCTGGAAAACCAGACCGGGGCGAAAACCCTCCTGTTCACTTCCGGTGCCGCCGAACCGCATATAGTACACCTCTCCAATCTGCGGCACTCTTGTCTTATTCTGCCCAACCATTTTCTATACTCCTTCAATTCAGATTATGTTGATGGTTGGAGTATAGCATGTTTGTATACCGCTTGTCAACCTAATTATATAGACAACAATTTTTTATGCAGCAATCAGAGTATACGAAATATCGTAACCGTCCGAATTGAAGTCTCCACAAAACACAGTGATTAAAGTCCCCAAAACCGTGGCATCTGTGTCTATCTCCGCAAACTTTACACGGTTGAACATCACAGTATTCTGCCCGGACTTAAGACAAATCAGATTTGGATTTTCAAATATCAACATAACAGGGAAGGAAAGCTGGACTTTGCAGGGGTCGGAAACACGATACCAAGTCTGATTCTCCGTATAAAATATAACTTTGTTTGGCTTTTTCTTCGTACAATATTCCTTTAACTCTTTGACTGATACAGTTTTTTTCATCCTGCAGTAAACCCTCCATTGATTTATAGGAACTACGGTGGTATACTACAGGCGAGGCTTAGTAGTTGGTGTGCTGCATAGCCTCCATCCTGTAGTAATACAGGTTGAACACGCCGCACTTGGTGGTGCTTGTGCGGCATTTGTGCGCCCTTCCAAAGTGGTGTTTGTGTTCAGGCGCACAATCGTCCTGACAGCCTGCCTTTACGGGTAGGCTGTCTCTTTTCTTGTTGACACATAAACTTGTTTGTGTTATCATCTCCACAGAAACAGTTGTTGTGCCGTTAATGCTACCACAAATATCTGGTGGTGTCAACATCAAAACTTTGCCCCATAATCTGGAGGGTTATAAAATGGACTTCGGGCTAAGATTTAAGAATATGCGCCTTGCAAAAGGTCTGACTCAACAGGAGCTCGCCAAATCTCTTGGCGTTTCTGTTGTATGTATTGGAAATTGGGAACGCGGGGCAAGGAAGCCAACCATGGATGCCCTGATATCTATCGGCCGTCACCTAAATGTCTCTTTGGATTCACTTCTTGGAATGCCGACATCATCACCAAACACGAATTTCATCTTATCCCCGGCAGAAAAAAGCCTGCTCAGAGACTACCAGGCGCTCGATAAGCACGGGAAACGGGTCGTTGAGACCGTCTGCTCGCTTGAAAAAGAACGTGTCTCTGCGGCCAAGGAAACCGCTCCCAAGAAGGTTATAGACATCCAGGCAGTAAAATCTAGTGAGCGATTCATCCCGAGGTATGTTACCCCGTCTGCGGCCGGATTCAATGCCCCGTTGGACGGAGACGATTTCGAGATGATTTTGGTAGATGATACCGTGCCGGATGATGCTGATTTTGCCGTGAACATCCAGGGCAACAGTATGGAACCATACATCCACGATGGAGACATGGTATTTGTGAAGAAAGATGCCGAACTATCTATTGGCGATGTTGGAATCTTCTGTGTTGATGGCGCTATGTATTGTAAACAATACTATATCGATGATGAAAATAATCTAGTTCTTGTTTCTGCAAACCCCGCCCTGAGACGTTCAAATGTTTTTGTTTCGTCGGATAGCGGAAGTTCTGTCCAATTCTGTGGAAAGGTCTTACTAAATCAACATATTGAATTGCCGGACTATCTTTTTGAAGAAGAATAAAGGTTATGACAAAGCAGGGTGTGTAATATCACCCTGCTTCTTTATAATTTCGTATAGATGGTCGCCACTTATATCTTCCCATTCGCCATCTACTATCTTCAATTTTATAACATAACTCATCCACGCCAACAAGAACGAGCTCCTCGTTAATACCATGTGCTTTCAGTTGGCCATTCATCCATACTGCAAACTTTAGCTGTGATTCATAGTTCTTTTTCCCATCTGCAGGAGTTGGTTTAAGAATAGACACGAAGTTTTCAATTCCGTTTTCTGCGTCTACATAGCGGAGCTTGCCTCTTCGCGCTAATAAAATTCGTAATAGTTCTGTTTTGCGTGGCATAAATATATTGCTCGTATCTTTGCTCATTTCGGAATATGCCTGTCTGACTTCTTCCAGAAATTGTTCTCTTTTTTCTCCTATAAAAATATCCTGTTCGAGTTGCTCCTCAAGCTGTTCATCTACAACTTTATCAATCCAGCTCTTATTTGCGTCAGAGAAACTTTTCACCGCTTGAGCAAACTCTCTGTCGCTCGCCTTCTTCTCCGAATTATCGAGCGCAATCTTACCGAAAACAACAATGGCAAGAATAATAGCTAATATAAATGACACGCAAATTCACCTACTTTATTGCCATCTCAATATGGCCTTTAACTTCATCAATCTTTTCGAGCGCGTCGTTCAGATTATCTACGGCATCCTCCATTTGTTCAAACCTATCTGTTCCTTGAAGATTTTCTGGATAATTGTCCAAGCAGTCCTGTTCCTTATCACATACCGTATCAACAATTGATGCGGCGCTCGTTAAATGCCTTAACGCATCTCTTAATTGCTCTCTTCTTTTTTCATTCACGCACTCTATCCCACATTCCGTCTAAATTAAATGACACTCTCAGATACCCATCTTTTGTTTTGGAAAAAGAAAAAGAAGATAGTTTCTGGATTAAACCGAAGAACGAAGAGCTATCTTTATTTGAGAGAATGATACCATCATCCAGCAAAACATCAATCGTGAATTGCTTTGTGTTTTCATCAACACTTGTATCCACACAGATACAGTCATCTAACATATCATAAACAAACTCATCGACGCCGGAACAAATACCTCTAAGCTCCTCATGCTTTTCACTAACAAGAGCAAATCTGCCGGAAAATTCTTGAGTCGCCTCTTTGACAAGCTCTTCAACTGATTCTAAACAACCTGTATACTCCATGTTTCCCCCTTATTCAATCGGTGCAGTAAGCCCGTGAAATGTAAAAGTCAATCTGACTCTATTCTTCGCAAGAACATAAACTTCTACATTGCTTGCAAATTTAGAAATCCTAGAAAACCATTCTGGGTTTCGGAATTCAATCTCTTTGCCCTCAACGGAAACACTTCCCATTGTTTTAAAGGGCTCATATAATTTGTAGGAAACAACGGCATCCGTTCTTGACGTTAGATACTTTAGCATAGAGTATACAAATTTGATTTGTTTTAATTTATTGATATTCAGAATTGTTGTTTTTGCTTCATCCTCTTCGAGCTCATCAGATATCCCATCGAGAAAATCATCTAACGCCTGCTCGACATCGGCATCAGACTTAAACATCAAACCGAATTCAGTTTCCACCAAACCACCCCTTATAAAGTTGATTTTATCACAAACTAAGACCAATCACAAGTCAGACATTCTGTTAACCAGATTGCATTTTATTTCAACCTCACCAACAGAATCGTTTCCCAAGATACTTATGAGAGAATTAGAAATCATGTTGATATCGATTTTTCCGCTAAAGCGAACTGAGAAACCACTCATATTCATGAGTTTGTCATCTGGTTCTGTTCTTTTAGCCGTCGGCAAATCACCAGGAATACCCTTTTCTTCTCCAGATAAGAAGTCTTCCCACATCCGTCTTTGCTCAAATGTCATAGAGTGCCCAACCGGGAATGAAATATCTAACCCTCTTGAGGCAATATACCTCCGAACAGTTAACGGTTTTACACGAAACATGGCACCGAGGCTTGATGCATTGGCTCCATATGTCTCCATAAGCCCACGCAAATATTCCTCTTGGGTTTGCTTTGAGAGTTCTTTAAACGTAGACCAGGATACTGGCCTATCTTTTTGGATGGTCACAAGTTTCCCACACCTTTCTTTCCATTGCTTTGTGGTCATATAGTCGGTTGACATGGTACATTTTTTACTTTTGCTACCACGCTTACGATATTTGGCCTGCTGTGCAAGTCGCTTTTTCTGAAGGCAATCGAAATCAAAATCGTTCAACTCTATACCCCCAGTCTATTATCTACCTCAAATCTTTCCTCAAGTTCTTGGGGAGATTTTGCTCTGCCAAGCTTTTTAAAGCTCCCATCGACAAGTTCATATAAGTAGTAGAAGTCACGAGACTCTTTGCTGGTCATGATAAATAGCAGATTGTGGTCTTTTGTGTAGTACCCAACCCACACACGTTCGCCCTTTGGATATACTAAATCACTTCTTGAACTCAAATCCATGTACCTCCAGGTACTGTCTGACGGCGCACATCAATTTTTCTTTGCTGTTCGGCAGTTCTCCATTGATAACTGCTTCAAGCACATACCGCAAAACATCTCCAACAACTTTTCCTTCTGGAACACCGAGAGATATAATATCATTGCCTTTAATTTCCAAGTCTTTTAATGCAAAGCATTGACGCTGTTCTAACACTGTATTAGCTATCTCTCTTAGGGAATTGCACCTGTTGATTCTGGATGCCTGAGTTCCTTCTGCATGGGCTTTGATATCCGCCATTCTAACATCAAGCAATTGGAGAAACCTTTCTTCTCCAATCTTATTGAGCCATTTTTTAACAACTCGTTGCGTCGGCTCAATTACAGCATCATGATTGAAAATGAGCTCAAGAACTTCATCTTTTGTTCTGTTGTCAAATCGGAGTCGTTCTAAAATAGCTCTTGCTATATCTGTGCTTGGAACTGCGTGGCCATAAAAGTGGCCACCTTTTTCATCTTCAGTATAACACTGTGGCTTTCCAATATCATGGAGAAACAAAGCAACTCTAACAGACAAATCATTTCCACCATAATTGCCGACCGCACGGACAATATGCTCGTAAACAGTATACTGGTGGAATCTATTGTTTTGTTCAAAACCAATGCACGGTAAAAACTCTGGTATTACCGTAGCAATAACGTCGCTGTATTCCAGAAGTATATCTGTTACACCTGCACCCATCAATAGTTTACAAAGCTCTGACTGGATACGCTCTGGTGCAATATTCCTTAAAAGGTCTCTATTCTTATGGATTGATTCGGCCGTTTCTGGTTCTATGTGGAATTGGTAGGTTGAGGCAAACCTTAGTGCCCGCAGAATTCGGAGCGCATCCTCCGAAAATCTATCATCTGGATTGCCCACGCACGATATAGTCCTGCGTTCTAAATCCTTCCTACCATGAAAAGGGTCAACTAGCCCTGCAGTATTAAATGCTATTGCATTGATTGTGAAGTCTCGCCTTGATAAATCTGTAATAACACTGTCAACAAATTCCACACTATCTGGATGTCGGTTATCAGAGTAATTACCATCCTGGCGAAATGTGGTTATCTCGTAATGTTCGCCGCTGTCTAATACTGCAGTTATCGTTCCGTGTTTTAATCCAGTATCAACGGTTCTGATATTACGCCGCAAAAGATAATCCTTTACCTCGTCTGGGAGTGCAGAGGTACAAATATCCCAGTCGTGTGGTTCGATTCCAAGCAAACTGTCTCTTACACAACCACCAACAACATACGCCTCATGCCCAAGATATCTAAGGCCAAGGATAATGGAGTTTGCGCCCTTCGGAATTGAAATCTTATTCATCTAAAGACCTCCGGTTCACATCTATCACAAACTCCTCAACCTGTTTCATATTAGGATGGTCTGGTAATGAAGTATTTTCTTTAGCATAGGCCATACGCTTTTCAAACTCATTTACCATGTCAAAAAAATCTTGACGATAAGTTCCATCCTCGTTCTGGTAGTCTCCCTTACGAATACTCATTAAAAGGTCATGGTCTTTTTCCCTGTATGTTACAATGTCGCCATTTTCCAGAATGTCGAGACACATCAGATATAGGCGAATTAAGTGCATAGCATGTTTGTTCAGATGATTGTCGTCTTTCTTGTGGTTTCTGTGGTTCAACTTATCGTAGGTGCTAATCACATTCGATAGGTCGTTCATAACGCTATTAAATTCACGGGCGGGATACTTATCGATGTGAATATCGGCAAAAATCTCCTTGTCCAAATCATCTCGGCTACTGTCTGCGGTGTACAACAAAATACTACCGTTTTTAAAAGACGTATATCTGCTCTCGAATGACTTTATAGCGCCCTGCATTGACTTCAAAATATGTTCTTCTCTTTTGGATTGCGGGAGCTTATCTCTCGCCAAAGCATTTTCCAACCGACGAAGCTGTTGGTTTGCATACCCGCCAAATGAGTGGACGGCCCTGCGTGAGATGAACAACTTTTTATTATCAATCATCGATTTGCCAATGTCGTTGATATAGAAATAATGTTCTGGTTTACATCCAAGCATTTCGATTGTATTCGGATTACAACTAAGTAACAGAGTGACGAGCTTATTAAAGCTGTAAATGGTTGTATCGGTTTGTGTGTTGACCACCTGCTCAAAATTGCTAAGGCCAAGCAAATCACTTTTGCTGTTCAGTGCGCACCCACGGATATCTACATCGGATGTTTCTACATTTGTACCGTATGAATAACTGCCACCGAGAGTTAAAAATATAATGCGGTCTCCCAGGTGCTCATTTTCTCTCAGAAAGTCATAGTCATTCCCAGAAACCATGTCTCTAATTTGTTCAATCGTCATATTACCACCGCCAATCTTAATCCCCTACAATATCGAACTGCTCTCCAATCAATGTAAGCTGGTCTGCGAGATGATTGCATAATGACTTTAGCCACTCTGGGCTTTTTCCATTCGTCACCTCGTCCCTCTCATCTTTTGTAAGGTCTGAGAAACAGATGTTCTGCCATTTACCCTCTCGCTTAACTCTAAAATAACACCCGTCAAGATTCCTAATCAAGTTCTTCCTCCTCAGTATATCACAAAAGGTTCTCTTCAACGCCAAAAATCTTCCAATCAAAGTTGTTGCCATGCCTTTCTGACCAAGCAGAATCTTCAAGAACACATGTGTCTTCTTCATACTCTTCTCCAGAAAGGTATGATTCCTTGATTTCTTCTACTTGGACACCCTTGACCTCTGCGACCTTTTTACACATCGCATTGTGCGCATCCTCCCAAGCATCGAAAAACTCAGGTACACTAATATCACGTTCAATGACCTCAATCAACATGTACTTCAATTGGAACATCCTCTCTATGAATGAATTTGACCATGGCCCAACCAGCGGGTTCTCTTATTTTCTTGTATCCATACTTTGATAATGCTTTCTCGTACATTCTGAATCTACGCGAGTCAGCGCCTTCTACAACAATCTTCGTATCTTCATTCTTGTCGATATAAACCCAATCTTCAAATTCTAATAGCATATCTCTTGCCCAAGCCAATGCTTCTATTCCACAGTGTCCTGTGCATTTACCTGATATTCTATCGTATTTTGTCTGGTCAAACCACCCGTTTAAGTGTTTCTTTTTATCTGCAACGGCAAATGCAACATAATACTCGGTTGACCTACTATACTCATAGCGGTAAAATGCTATCTGACAGAACTGTCCATTGGAAAGGCGATGCCTTCTATAATACCCTTCCGATTCACTGTTCCATGTAAAGTTGCTGCTATGTATAGCTACCACCACCTTTATGTGTACATTTTGTGCAATCATATTGACAAACAAATAGTCGTAGTGTAAACTTTATACATCTTACGATGAAAGGCGGGTAATACCCCATGGCCGCAAAAACTGTCGAAGAGCGCATTGCTCTCATTGACCAGAAGATTGAAAAGAAGAAAGCTGAAATCGAAAATCTTGAGGCTACAAAGCAGAAGCTGCTCCACCCGGTGAACATGAAGACCGTTATGGCCGCCGCAAAAGAGGCCGGGATGTCTGCTGAAGAAATTGCTGACAAGCTCGGCTTGAAAATCTAAATATAATTTAAGCCCGCCGGATGACGGCAAGAACTGCAAAGATAATAAGAAAAACTAACATACTTTCTCCTTTTGTTCGTTTTATATCTCAACTGGGTCTTCTATGTACCGCATTGGACTAATTATTTTCACTGTCCATAACGGCACCACTCCCTTCAGCTACAGTTTGAATACCTCGAAGTGCAATCGCACATCTTGCTATCGTGTCTCCGGCCAAAAGGACTTCATCAGTTTGGTTGTACCTGGAAAATGAGACGCGGATTGAACTTCTTGCCTCATCTTCTGATAACCCCATTGCAGTTAAAACATGACTTGGAACTGCCTCTCGGCTTCGACACGCAGACCCAGCGGAAACACAAATCCCTTTTGCATCGAGTGTAAGTAACAGCGTCTCTGCATCAACGCCATCAAATCTAAAATTCAACGTCTTTCCAGGTTCAATTACAGACCGGCCATTTATATGAATACAGCTATCGCTTTCTCCAAGCTCCTTTAGTGCATCACGAACGGCCATATAAAACCTCTGCTTGAAGATAGACACTTCTGTCAAATCCTCTTTCATATTCGCAACAGCGAGCTCCGCCGCTTGCCCAAGACCTACAATACCAGGAACATTCTCCGTCCCGCCACGGTATCCGTACTCTTGCTCGTGCCCGCCATGAATCAAAGGTTCAATTATTGGCTGTATTGGAGCGCCATTGGGGTCAAGAAAGTTTGTATACCTTATATATATTGCCCCGACACCCTTTGGCCCATGGATTTTATGGGATGAGATTGTTGCGAAATCAATACAATTCCTGTCTACGTCGATTGGATATTGTCCGGCGGCCTGGACACAGTCCGTGTGGAACAGAACCCCATGTACCCGGCACACATCGCCAATTTCCTTGATGTCGTTTACAGAGCCGACTTCGTTGTTGACATACATGATGGAGACTAAGCCTGTCTCTGGTCGGATTGCATCCTCGATGTCTCTAGCACGGACTTTCCCATCCGCATCTGGTTTAATATAGGTGATATAAAACCCGTCTTCTATAAGCGATTCTGCGGCCCGTAGAACCGAGTCATGCTCAATGGCAGATACAATCAAGTGTTTCTTCCCAAGCTCACTGAGCCTGTGCCTGAGCCCTTTAAAGACCATGTTATTACCTTCGCTACCACCAGAAGTAAAGATGACATGGTCAGGCGAACACCCAAACAAAAGAGAAACCTGTTCTCTTGCCTTTCGTACAGCGTCTGCCGCATTCCGACCAAGCTTATAAAGGGTGCCGGCGTTCCCGTATTCATCAGTGAAATACGGCATCATCGCCCCGATAACCTCTGGCGCTACTTTTGTAGTGGCCGCGTTATCAAGATAAATCATTGGAATCACCGTCCTTATTTTTCTTATAGAGATGCATTACTACAAGGCATCATGCACCCTAAAACCCCTTGCCTCCCAGTAAGTTTTCCGGGTTCATTTTTGTCAACAGGTCAGGACTTATGCGCTAACTACTTCTCCGTCAGCATCAATTACAACCACACCGCCATCGTTTGCGAAATACTGTGAAGGCACCGCAAAGAATGGAGCCGCTGGACGAGGAATAAGGCATATTCCAGTTCCTCCAGTTTGTCCTTTGCCGCACATTTGAGCCTGCTTTAAGTCAAAGATAATTACGTTCTCTTCACTAAATCGTATACCAGGGGCGCAGACCGGTTGAGCCATTTCCCAACCCATTCCAGACTTAATCAAAGTGGCAAGTGCTTTGTTGCCTACACCGATGGTTCGTTTATGTTTCTTTTCAGCAGTTTCTGCGGTAAAAAATTTCATCGCGTTTGGGGTTGTCTTATCGCAAGGTTGGAGCGCAATCTGCGTTTTATCATGACTAATAAACACCCTGACAAAGGGTGGATACCCCAGCTCTGATGCGGCAGACACATTGAAGGAAATCTTATTCTTTAAAACCCGGACTTCTGCAATACTAAATGTACGGGGGACTTCAACAACATCGAAATCATCTAAAATACTCACGTTAATCCTCCTCTACGGTGTAGTCGTATAACATTAAACCCTGGTGGGGAATTATCTTCAGGCTCATCTCCAACCCAATATCCCCATGTATATTGTTCCGATGACATGTTGGATAGTCTATTTTGAACCGCAAACCAATTTTCCTTTTCTATAATTGCAGGATGGTGGTCTTTTACTTTATACATACCGACCCTGCCGTCGTTCTTGATAGACTTGTGTGAAAATAAATCAACGGTAATAGTTTTCTGCATGACAACATCACCGCAATACTTTTCATTGGACAAGATATTTTTTACTGTTGAGTATGTCCAATCAACCCCTTTGGGAGATGGTATGGACTGCGAGTTAAGTACCATACAAATATGTGAGATTGGGTATTTGTCCAAAAACATTTGATAAATTAGGCGGACAACTGCCGCCTGCTCTTCATTTACTATCAGCTCACGGCCATCTTTGAAGAATCCATATAAGGGAGAAATCTTAGGGAGCCCCGCTTCAAATCGTTTCTGGAACCCCCACTTCACACTTGCTGACTTTGTTTCTGATTCTCCTTGAGCGATTGCGGCAAGCACAACTAGCAGTAGCTCTCCTGTTTGTGTTACAGTGTTGATGCCCACATCCTCAAAATAGATTGCCACTGGCGGCGTCAGGGACTTTAGCATTCTTGCTGTCACAACACAGTCAACTACATTTCTGGCAAATCTCGATATGTTCTTTGTGATTATCATATCGATTTTCCCGGCCTTGCAATCCTCTATCATACGCATGAAGTCGTCTCTGTTTTTCAAAGATGTGCCTGAGATTCCTTCATCTGCATAAATGTCAACAAGCACCCAGTCAGGGTGCTTGCGAACATAATCTTTATATGCCTGGATTTGCGTCTCATAACTTGCTCTCTGGTTTTCGCTGTCTGTACTTACACGGCAATAAGCCGCAACCCGTAAAATCTTATGTTCATTTTCGCTGTCGCCTTGCTGTACCTTTGGCGGTATAAACTCAACGTCAATTCGATTTTCAAAAGCGTCTTTTATCTGAGCTGTTTATCTATCCTATCGGACATTGCTTTCCCTCCTACTAAAATCACACCTTATTTTAGGTATGTATAGTAGGCATCTTTTCAGTTAAGAGGGAGTAGCAAACTCTAAGATTTGGTCTAAAGTTCTTGGCGTGTAATTCATCCAGGGCATCATCGCCCCAACATTAAACATCAAGCACTGTTTTCCATACAGCTCCTGCATCAGATACTTGTCGTGTTCCGTCATATTCCATTCAAACGAACTGTGAACATGGCCATATAGATGATACCATCCATAAAAATGATTCTTGAAACATGGAATCGGATAATGGCATAGGACTACCTTGCGCCCATCATCGTCAATCTCAAGATACTCCGTTACCTTAACAAACTTCTTAAGGAATCGACCATCATTGCACCTATCGTGGTTTCCCTTTATCAAAAACTTTTGTCCATTTAAGCCATTTAAAACTGGTATTGATACATTTAAATTGCACCAAAACATATCACCAAGTACATATACAATGTCGCCTGCCGACACTACGGAATTCCAGTTATCGACAAGCACTTTATTCATTTCATCGACATTCTTAAATGGCCTGTTGTCAAATGCAATTATATTGTCGTGCCCATAGTGCCAATCAGAAATATAAAACTTCTTACCCGCCATCACTTCACCTCAAAACGGAAGAAATTCGCTTTCCTCATAAAACAACTTAGTCAGTTCTCTGGAAAATTCTTCTTCATCCAGCGAATTAAAATCTCCTTCACGGACAACGGAGATTAGCTTATTGACCATCACTTTAATGACACTCTCTACTGCCCCTTTGGAACGATTTTGAATGTTGAAATCATATTGCAGAGTTCTGAATTGATTACTCAATTCATTTAAAGTTAACTGAATGTCATGGACTCTGTTGAGAGCTTCTATTGCGGCGGATTCAATGTTGTCACATCTCAGTGACAACTCATTTTCATTGCTCATAACCATCTCTCCACATATGTTCTATCTTGCGTAAAAATTGGAGGTTCTAAATCAACCGCCCATTCTCTTCGAACTACATGAAGCACTGAATCTGCATTTTTGGGGTCTGGAATATCCTTCTCTACATTTTTACGATGGCAACACGCTCCGCGTTTAAGATAGATTGGATAGTCATTCCAGTTAATACCACGTTGGCTCCATAGCATTTCCTGAATTTCATTACAACTCTTTCCGTGCAATTCTCGATGACTGAAATTCGCTTGACCAACAGCTTCAATACTATTTCTAGTCGCATCTTGCTGTCTCCAAATCAGACAGTTACAAACCTCGTCTATCGGTAAGGAAAACGCCCTTGCATCAAACATGGCTTGGTTGAATTTGTCAGCGTATACCATGTAGTTTTCTTTTACGACACTTTCCGGCGATGCAATTGTATCGTAGTATTGAATCGCAAGACTACCAATATCGGAAAAGGCAGTATTAAATGCCAGGGTTGCCAAGGAAGCCGCTATGCTACACATTTTTTGAACATTGTAACCAAACCAAGCATCCGTCGATATCGTGGCATAATCAGTCAAGACAAGAGTGATTTCATCTGATTGGGTATATCCAAACACACAGCCTTGGATATTCTTACATAAGTACCGCATCGTCTCGTGCATTGTGGTTGCAAGCACCTCGTCAAACGGTATCTTGAGCCATTGTTGCAAGAGGCGTAGTGCTGATTGCGAAACTCCTCAATGGCCTTCATCTCTCTGTCGCTAAGATGATGAAGGGAATGTCGCCTATAATGTTCTGCCAATTTCTCTGCTTTTTGGATTTCTGCATCACGATTCCAGTTGTCAAGAGTTTCCCTCAGACGCTGGTTATCGGAACAAACACTGTCATAGGTTTCCTTGATTCCTTCCAACATTTCATCAAAACCACAGAACATACTAATGCTCATTAAAAACCACCTGCTCTCCGTTTTTCAAAGTCCAACATCCACCGTCGGTGATAGCGCACTCGGTACAATTACCACCGCATATTTTAGCGTCATCTCTTGCGGTAGTTGTGCCATCCTTATATCGAACGTGCGCCTCTGGAAATAGAAAAGGGTTGACCATATCTAGGCCAACCCATGCACTAAAGATGATATGTAAATTATCTGGAATTCCGGCTCCTAAAGAGAGGTAATCGTTCACCATCTCATACTTTTTTGTAAAGCACAAAATTTCGCAATGCCGGTTTCTTCTAGCCACCTCTACCATTCTTCTAAGATAGGTCGGGTCTGGTATATCTCCTGCTACATGAAAACGGAAGAAGCGTGACAGCATAATCGCGGCTTCAACCTCACGCCAATACACATCTGGCTCTTTCTGCAAAAGCTCGAAGTTATTTTGGTATGCCTCTCTAACAGACTTTCTACGTCGTTCAAGCCTTCTAGCGTAGCACTTGTTTTGGCAGGCACATGGCCTACAAGTCAAACCTGATGGTAATGAAACGCTCTGGATGGAGCCCATCTTTTCGTTTCCTTTACTGATGCTGACATTCAAGCAACCACCCCCAAATCTTCTGAATAAATCCGGCACTCTATTCTGGACAGAAACGCATCTCAATAATTCTGAAATTGGATAAAACAATAATCTTCTTTGCAAGCTGTTAAGCTCAAAAATTCATTAACATATATAACGGATATTATCCGTAGAACCAGTGCAGACTCTTTGTGACCTGTCGTTAGCGCGTTATGCGTCTGCATAATATTGCGATGGATTAGATACTTAGGCATCATGCTATAATGAATCATGGCTATCGCTTATCAGGACATCTGATGATTATTGCAAAGGTCTCAATTTGTTTTCATCCACAAATGAGTGAAATAATAAGTACACTACTTTCTTCTATTCTCAACCCATAATATGGGAATGATATTGAAGTTGACCAGTATCGCTACTGGTAACAGAATCGCTCTGTCAAACGCCAATCCAAAATTATATCAACTTGTTTCTGCCCAGAACAGGGCGCCGGATTTGCTGGCACCCTGCGTCTTACTCGTTCCTACTTAAGAACTCGGCCATAACATCAGCAAAGGAATCATTTACGTTAAACGGCGGCTCATATTCCACGTTTGTGTTAATTAACGCCGCATCAATCTCTGCAGAAATCTTGTCAGAAGTTGAGCGCATATCTCTCATTACGCTCTTTGCTTTCTCCCTATCAAATGCGTCCTTATATTCAACTTCAATGTCGTAATAATACTGGACTTGATTTCCCTCTACGTTGAACTTGTAGTCTGTTCCACGTTCGACCTTCTTGGCCGGCATAAAGCGGAGCATGTACTGAATCCGCGACGCCACAATCTGCCGGAACTTGTTAGTTTCAATCGCAGAGTCCAGGTCAAAGGGAATTGTGGCCTTTGCCCTGCTGATTGCATTTGTGAGCTTGCTTTTCTCTTCGACCAACATACTCATAAAGGCGAGCACATCATCGTTCTTATAAAAGTCGCCAAAGTCCATTGTCTCTTCAATATCCTGAGCATCGGGATTCGCCTTATTCCGAAGATGTCTCTTTGAGATTTCTTGCGCATGGGTGCGTTCAATCAAACTGCTCCCAGCTTCGCCCATCATACTTTCCAGGAAATTTTGATAGCGAAATGATTCCTTTAAATTCATAGCCTTATCCCCTCTGTTTAATGAATTGTGTGTTACACATATATAACATCTAGTTTGTTTGCATTTTCTCTATGTAGCAATCGAAGCAGGACATCTCCATCTATATTGGTCAGAGTATGATACCAGTCTGAATGGAAAAACTTATCCAGTTTCTTCATTGCCTTGTGGTTGCCAACCTTTAGAGCCTCTCTATAATCATCTGCCGCAACCGCAACAATTGCGTTGGCCAAATTCTGCCACGGGTCGCCGGAATTCTGCTGTAAATAATGCAGACTTTCTGCAGGTTGTCTCATCTCGATTTCTGACATTTCATTTTTTCTGAGACACCCGCACGACTTTCTTTTCCCGGCCTTCAAATTCAGGCCATACTCTATAAATGTATTTCCGCATTCACATTGACAAACCCATCTTGAATTACGGTCATTCTTATTCTCCGCACGGCGAAGAACCTTAATCATTCCATCTCCAAAAATGCAACCGGTTAAATCTTCTGCTTTACCCATATCATCAGTCCTTTTCCGCTAACAAGAAGTCTGGGTTGATAACTTTGAAGCTGATATTGCGCTCCATGTTGCGCATCACAACTCCTTCTCTTTTCTGCTCCTTCCGAACTGTTGATTTACCTTTGGAATACTCCACTAATTCTGCGATTGTTTGAGGTAAAACCTTATTGTCCTCAAGGATTGGAACAGTTTTTATACCAAACGGAGCCAAGGTATCAGCTATCTCATGTGTATTACACTTGTGGTCTGGGTAAATCAAGTTGAACGCGAAGAGCTCATAACCACCGATATGATACTTGTTTCCCTGGATTTGATTCCCGCAAATTTCACCTTGTAAAACAACAGTTTCATAATCACCGATGATGCGTTTCAGCACATTCTCAATGTTATACTTCTTTGCAACCGTCCAGTAAGAACTTGTGTCTGGGTTAGCAAGATGTACGTTGCGGCTACACACGCCAAACTCATATTTCCGCTTTGAAATTTTCTGCAGATAGTATGTAGCAGATTGGCCGTCCATCTTCTCAGTGACAGAGAACTGTGTTCCCTTATCTCTCTCTATCTCGAACAAAACAGGAAGGTTCTGAATTCTTGTTTCATCCGTCTTTACAATCCAATCCGGGAATCCACCCTTCCGCTTCGACTTCGCAAACAGGCGGCGATACCACTTGAACCGCATCAGGAACTTTGCGATTGGGTTGGCCGGCTTCTTTGGCTGATTGCTTAAAAGGAGCGCCTCCTGCTGTGCCTGTGGGTCATACTTGGTAATCCCCAGTACCTCAGTCACATCGTCGCCGAGGTAACACTTCGTACCGTTTGGAAGAACAGAAAGAGGGAGCACTAAGCCCTGACTCACTTGGCCACGAAGCTTGATTGTCCGTACACGGAACTTGCGGTCGCGCAGGAACTCGAACTCCGGCCGCTCTGGGAGCTGTGAATCCACCTCAATATACACGATGTGCTGTCCGGGTTGGAACTCGTCCTTATGTACGACACACTCCCAGCCATCCACCTGAGCCACCACAATACGGTCGGCGCCCGGAATGGGTCTGATTGCAGAAATCTCTCTGATAGTTGCAAGCCTACGCATTTACAGTCGCCTCCCCCTGGTAGGTCAAATATGTTTTCTTGATAATTCTGGCCATCTGGCGTACTCTCTCTTCCTTAACTGCTGGATTCCACCCACAACGTGAACAAGGCCGGCAAGAAGTCCCGCAGTCAATCATGCTATTGTATTTGCAGTTCTTTGGACGCTCCACTTTAACCCTCCTCATTGCTCTTCTTCTAAAACTCTAGGGACATACACTCTGGTCTCCATTCTCTCCTCAGCCCGCCTCGTTTTCCCGAGAACCTCCCGAACCAAGTTCATGAGGTTTTTGCCCTTCTCGCTATCTAGGAACTGAACCAGAGGCTCCAAAATCTCTACTGTGTCCTTACACTCCCTGCGTGCTTGGCGGCATCTTGTGAGCTGTGTGGCCACTTTAGCTCGCTCTTTGTAGTCAAGGTGTTCTAGCTCCAGCTTATGTAGGTAGTCCTGTGTGAGTCTGTCCATACGATTAACCTCACCATAGTTCCAGGCATAATCCTTCTGGACATCATCCATCAACTTGCAGAAACTACTGATTGTCTCTGAAAAGTGTGGCGGCTTTTGCTTTTTATTGCCCACACATACACCACCTTTCTATTTCACATTAACTCTTGCCAACCGATTCAAAAGAACACTGATTGTAAGAGGGCCAATACGGTCTATATATTGGCACTCTGTATATCGGTCGGAAGACCAAACGCCTCCAACATCTATTACCATATCATTGACATGAGGTTTTTCATGTATAGAAATGGATGGGGTTGCATAAACCGCGACATCACACCCATCGATTGCACCAAAGACATCTTTGGTTTTACTGTGTGCAACTGTAACGGTAGCATCGTTTTTGATAAGCATTTCTGCCAAACCTGTTACAGCATTTCCTCGTCCAACGATGGTGACATTCTTTCCCCTTATCAAACCTTGGTCATCTAAAATCATATATGCCGCTTGTGATACACTGGTCATACCGTTCAATAATGGGCCATCAATATTAAAAGGGCTTCTATTGAAGCCCTCCATAAATTCCCTATCTATCTTAGCGGTTTCAATATCAACTACAATTCCAGCCGGATTCTCAATACGGCCTATGCAGTTAATTCCAAACCGCTCTGCTTTTTTACGGACTGACTTTAGAAATTGGCTCTCTAAGTCTCCAAGCAAAACGAGGTTTCCATTGAGTGGAAGCAACGCTTGTGTCTTTGAGTCAATCTCTTCTAACAGATGCTGAACAATATAGTTCATATTACACCTTCCGACCTCGTCTACCTTTGGCTATCTGCCCAATATAAGCGATAGAATTTCGCTTTCTGTTGGTGGCTCAAAACTTTCGGATTCGTCTTCATCATATACAATATAATCAAAGCAGTATTCATTCCATCGCCAATGGCCTCCCTGATGACTCGGGCCATCGTCTGTGTCTTCCTCAATTATCGCAGCACCATATAGCACCTCTAAAATCGTAACGATTTTACCGAGATACTTATCCATACGGCCATCTGGATTTCGATTGCAGTTTTGGTTCCATTTATCAACAATCTTTACTCTCATGCCTGGACTTAGTTCTTGAATATCAACCACTATTTATCACCCGCCTATCCAAAACTGACCTCGGTTTTATCCGTCCGCAAAGAAATGAACACCGGGAATTGCAGACTTTCTGCTCCGGTGTTCTTATCACAAGATATTTCTTTATATTTAACTTCACACAGTGTGCCAATCAGGGCATCACGGTTATCCCAAAACGAAATTCGCTGTTCATTAGTAAAGCCGGTTCCAACCCTTACTTCATTTCCTTTATATTGAAGAACGAAAGCGCCAAGGATTCCGGCAAGACGACCGGCTCCTTCTTCGCATGAAATGATTGGCAAGTCCATTGTATAGAAGCGTTTTACTTTTAAGATTCCGTTGTGCCGCTTCCTATAATATGGAGTATCGAGATTTACTATCAGCCCCTCTTTATCTTCCTCAACCATCTTATTAAGCAGTGTTTCAATCATTGATTGGTCAGCACCGCTATATAAAACCGGTAGGATACTGACGGGGCTATCCTTACGGAGCATCGTTTGAACGGCATCCAATGCCTCACGACGCTGGCGATATGTATCCTTGCTCTCTCCTTGTTCAAATTCTACCGCCGGAATAACATCAAAAATCGTGTAGCAAATTGCCGTTTTATCAACGCTGTCAGAGTTGACTAAGCCAGTTGCAATCCGAAACGCCTCATTGTCACTAAGGGTATCTTTATTTCTAAGGGTTAATTCTCCATCAAAAACAAACTCATCCAGGATGTCGTGTGAGAACTCATTTATAATATGGTCAAGACCATCAAACGAAACCCCACTCCTTGCATACAATTTTCCTTTGTAGCAGGTTGCCCGGACTCCATTCAGTTTTTGTGTGAGCGAAAACCATGTACCATCAGGAATTGGATAGCGGTCAATCGGAAATGACTGCTGTACCTCCCACTCTGGTATCAGTCCATGGATTTCCTTGTTTACTGTTTTCGCTGTAACACCAAGCCGAAGTGTTTTTGATAACAGCTCAATATAGAACTCGGCTTCTTCAGTTTCCAGACAACTCAGGAAAGATGTCACCTGATAAATGGTCACATCATCCAGGGCTTTACGCTTGGACAACGTCTCACACACGTCAAAAATGTCGCACATTGTCAGCGTTATCTTTGGGTCGTACTGTGTTCTGCGACGCAGTGTGCTTTCCGAAATTTTGTAGGTGAGCATAGGGTTAAGGGCATAGTATAAAAGCTTGCAAAAATTATCGTCATCCTTATACTTACGAAGCAACTCTCGTTTTCTCAACGCCCCATGCTCACCCTGAAGTTCTCGAACCTTGTTAATTGCTTCTAGCATAGAGCCCTCCTTTGGATTATGGTTGCCCTCCGTATGCAGGCATCAACTTCAGCTTGTGTAGATTGCGCACATGAAGGGAACTAATTTTCTCATCGATGCTTTTATCACCGCTTGTTCCGCTCATAATATACTGGTCGAGCTGGTCATAGGTGAACCCGAGGTTATCCTCGTCGGTCTTACCGCAAAGGCCATCAGATGGTGTCTTGTCCACTAACGAAAATGAAATAGGTAGTTTATGGCCAATCTCTCGAACCTCATGAACCATCAAATGAGACAGCGGACTGAAATCACCAGCACTGTCTCCATACTTTGTAGAATATCCGACATAGTCCTCAGACATATTGCAGGTATTCGCAACACGGCCACCATTCGGAAGGGATTGTGCAACAGCATACAAGGTTGCCATACGGATTCGCGCTGGCATATTTACCTCTGCCTGTTCGCTCATATTCACACAGCCATAAGCGATGGCTTTCTTTAGGGCAATGACGGCATCGCCAATATTGATATTGCGATAATTGATTCCGAGCTCATTGACCAACTGCATACTATCCTGGATATCAGCTTGTTCACCATTGGGCATCAGAACCCCGATAACCCTCTCTTTACCAAGCGCTTCCACACAAAGTGCAGCCACAATACTGGAGTCCTTGCCGCCAGAAATCCCTACAACCGCACTGCACCCAGGCCCGTTGTTTTCAAAATAGTCTCGAATCCACTGAACAATCTCGTCCTTTGTTCTGGTTGGGTTTGATAACAAGCTACTGCACCTCCGCTTTTGTGATTGTCCAGCAATAAACTGTTGCTGGTTCATATGGGTTATGGGAATCACGTCCAAGATGAATTTCCAGTTCGTCCTCCCAGGTCATATCTTTATCCCAGTAATCATTTTGGTAATATGATTTGACATGTTCCGCATCTTTCTTCATGATGGAAATTGCATTATCGACATTTTTGTAAACACCGCATACTTCATTCCCCTCGTTATCTGGAGTATCCCAGTAGCGATACAGTACAAAGACATTCATCTTGGCAACCTCCAAAACTCAACTGTATATTTCTTGCACAGCTTTTCAGTAATGAGGTCTGCGATTATTTCCCAGCTTCCGCCGCCAAGACCGCACCCAATCATAAAAGGCATAGCGATCATAGAGTACAAGAATAATTCCTGCGGCTTGAGTTCAACAAAACCGATACCATGTTGCTCCAGTATTATTTTTACTTTGTCTCTTATTTTGTAGATACACTGAAACTCCATGCCGGTATCATAAAAAACTACGGCATCCAGAGGATAGTTTTCCTCCAGAAGCCGTAGTAACATAGCAAGGGAATCCTTACCGAAACTTACACTTGCGATATATTTCACACCGACCACAGGCCAATGCTGGCCTCATGGTCAACGCCTTAATCCTCCCGTGCTACTTACACGATTGTGCTTTCACGCTGTAACAAGGAATTTTACACCAGACTTATTCAATCCTCTGGAAACCTGGTTTACCAGGATTGGTGTTACTCCTTCCGTAAAACTGTAATATTCACATGGTTACCACGATAGATGCTATCCGTAGTGAACACATGACTGATTAACCCATCTTTTAGAATTTCTCCATTGAAAATGGTATTCTCACAATGGGTTACATAGAGATAGATTTCTCCTGCACCAGCTTCTTTGAGCGCCTTTGCAGTAAAGGTAAACGTACCGCCACGAGAACAGATATCATCTACGATTAAAACATTCCGGCCGACGACCTTTTCGGGTGTTGTTAGCTCCAACCGTTCAATCTTCCCAGTTCTCCAGTCACGGTGCTTGATGCAGAAGACATAGTCTCGCCCAATCTGGGAGGAATATCTTTTGGCCGCACCCTCATCAGGGTAGCACAAAATAACATTTTTATCCTCCAGGGTTTCTAGCACCTGTGCCGTTTCATTCTCTGCTCCAACAGAAACAACATGGTTGATAAGAGCAGTAGAGACATTAGAGTGCGGGTCGTGGACAACGATTTTATCAAAATACATCAGATTGATAAAGTCTGAAAACCATTTCAGCGTGAACACCTCGTCCTTTGCCTTAACCCTATCCATTCTTGCGTTCGGGATATACGGCATAGTCAACACAATCTCTGGTGCCACCTCAGAATTCTCTCGGATGTGATTAACAAGATACCACAACAGAATACACTCTCTATCGTCATCATAACGCCAAAGAATGTTGTACTCAAAGCAACACGGATTGTATCGAAATGAAGTTGTGTTATCTGGGAACGAGGTAAAATCTATAGAAACTCCATTGACAGAAATCATATTAGCCCTCCCAGTTTTCGATGTTAATTTGGCACATCTTCATTGCACGAAGTGCATTTTCGTGGCTCTCAGGTGAAACACCAGCACAACAGCTCGCGTCCACAGTAATCTTAACTTCCGGTAAAAACGCTTTGATAAGCAACGCATTTGAAATAACACAAATGTCTGTGCAAAGTCCAACAAGAACTACTTCATCAATCGGTTGGTATTTGTTCTGTCTAGCCAGATAAATACCGAGGTCATAGGAACCAAAAGTGTCCTTTCTAAAATATTCAATATGATGTTGAGCATTGTACATTGCGCAGGCAATATCTAGCGCAATTTCCCATCCGTGTGTATTTGCCACGCAATGCTTAACAGGAAGGAGATTACCTTCCTGTGTTTTTTCATAGTCTTCTCCATGAGTATCAAGTGTAGCACAAACCAGTCCATCAAAATTTTCAATCTTCTGGATTACCTTTGGAAGAATGGCCTGCGCCTCCGGCGTTCCAAGCGAACCATCAATAAAGTCGTTCTGCATGTCTACTACAACAAGGTACTTCATCGAATCACCTCTTAAATATAATTTAATCCCGGCGATACGGTTGTTGTATCGCCGGGACGCCCCGTCTGTACGCCGAGCCTAGTGTGGAAAGGGCGAGGCGTATACACTATATGTCATTTTTATTGAGCTATCTGGGCATAATAATTGTTTTTCGCTGAAAAACAATTATTTTGCTCCAGATGTGAAAATAAAAATGTAGTGCCAAATTTATTCTTTTGCCTTCGGCGAAAAGATGTCACACCAAATGCCATAAATATGTAATGGTATAACCAATCTACACGGGGAATGTATCAAAACACTTTCGTGTTATGACCGCTCAATGGGTTTCGGAATATTGGTATTGACGTATTGATTGAACGCTTCGCTCTCTTCCATCTCACGGCGAGCGTTGTCCTTTTGGATGGCCACAAAGGTTATACTACACATGTTAATCAGGTCGCCGACCGTGAAATCCTCATCTTCAACCTGCTCATCATCAGAAAATTGCTGGGCGGTTTCGCGCTCACGGGCAAGCTCTGCGGCGAAGAAATCGGTATCATCGTATTCTTCTTCCTCGTCCTCTTCGTCCCAATAGCCGCCATCATCCATCCACTCAAGGACTTGGTCTTTGTAGTCGTCGAACTCGTCATCTACACCTACCCAATCCCCATAACCATCCTGCCGATAGTAGTCATATCCCCCCGGGATTGAGTCCAAAATATTATACATCTCACGCCAATTATTATTTCTTGCCATATCGACAAGTTCTTCATCGATACAGTCATCTCTTGCGTCCTCTGAATAAATATCTTCGCAAACATCGCAATCTTCATCAGAACAGAACTCAAGAAGCTCAGACCAATAGTTAATGTTGTCAATAAAATACTGCCTAGTCATGTGAATCATCCTTTCCATTCAGTCAGATTTATTGTTTTCATTAAGTTAGGTTTTATTTAGTGGCCCGAGTGGGGAGGCTCGAACTCCCAACCTCATGCTCCCAAAGCACGCGCTCTGCCAATTGCGCTACACCCGGATAAAATGGTTTCTTGTTGCTCCAACATGTATAGCTGATGGGCTTGAACCATCTTCACCAAAAGCATCACAAACATCAATGCTTAGCTCATACATGCATACAACCGGCAAAGAAAGGAGAGGGCGAACACCCGCCTCACCAGATACGGCGCACCCTATATCTGGCGGTCGTAGCCCGCGCAGGTAACTACAACCTTTACTGAGGCATTGGAGTGGCATACCGGACTCGAACCGGCACCCTCGGCTTGGAAGGCCGATGTGCTGACCATTCACACCAATACCACATATAAGTGCCACCTTGAAACTATAGAGATATCCTTGGTAACAGTTGATGGCTTAACAACGCCGTTTTTGAATCGTGACCTCACAAACAAATCATAGACAATCTCTAATACAAACTCTTTATGGTGGCAGTTTTGAACCGCAAGAAAGGAAAGGAGGTGCCACAGATAAACTGTGGTGGAGCTGGTGACAGGGCTCGAACCCGCGACATTCGGAGTACAAAACCGACGCTCTACCAACTGAGCTACACCAGCACGCGCCCTCGTCTTTCCGAGGTGTCAGCCCCTTGGCCTTTGGAGCAATAGCCGATGACCGGACTCGAACCGATTACTTCCCCGGAGTTGCTTTGCCTGTTAAGCTACATCGACATGGAGCTGGAATTCGGAATCGAACCGAAAGCCTGTGCTGTACGAAAGCACCGCTCTACCATTTGAGCTATTCCAGCATAAGAAAAGAGACGGCTTACACCGTCTCTTAGTCGTTTAATTCGTGGTCTAATATCCATTGTAGAATGTTTTCATATTCGCAGGTTCCTGCAGCAACCGCTAAAAATATATCCGATAACTCACTTTGCTTATACTCCAGCTCAATTCCATTGATTGCAAGGAACACGAGCATAACGTGTGCGCCAATTCTTTTATTCCCATCTACAAAAGGGTGGTTCTTGATAAGGCCATACGCCAACCTAGCCGCCTTCTGTTGGATGGACGGGAACATATCTGTCCCTGCAAAACTTTGGAATGGTGCGGAGAGTGCAGACTCAAGAAGGCCATCATCTCTTAATCCAGCAGAGCCGCCTGTTTCTTCTACCAGTTGGCCATGAAGCATTAAGACTTGCTTTTTTGTAAGAATCTTCACTTCGCAAGCACCTCATATGCCTCACGATTTTTGGCAATAAGGCGTTTGGAGATTTGCACGATGTCCTCATCATCCACTTCTTGTTCTTCCTCTACTTTACTAAAATCAATAACAAGGTATCTCGGCGCATTGTTCTTCAAGATTATAGCGGAACCACGTTCATCGACCATTCTGGCAACCTTAGAGAAATTACGGTTTGCTTCAGTCAAAGAAACTAGGTTGTTCGTATTGACCATCATAGCAGTCACTCCTTTCACCTCCTATTATATACTATAAGTAGGATAAATACAACCTACTTTTTTGAAATGGCAGGGGTGGTAGGATTTGAACCTACGGTCGGGCGGCGGTAGCCAACCCTTGTCAGAGTCAAAGTCTGATGCCTTACCACTTGGCGACACCCCCATATAATGCCGTCTGTCCGGCTGTCAAGCGTCTTTCCGCTTTGCCACCATGATTGAAGAAAAGGCGGACAAGCCCTGGTATCTCCTACGGGGCTCGAACCCATGACCCACGGATTAAAAATCCGTTGCTCTGCCAACTGAGCTAAGGAGATAAATGGTGGCGGTGTCAGGAGTCGAACCCAAATCTGCCGCTTATCTGGCGCTACGGGGTATAAATCCGCTGCTTTACCACTAAGCTACACCGCCATATTGGAGTAGTTCCTGCTTAGATTATCACATAACCCAACGGGCCCGGAGTTCACATCTCGCAATCAGGTTATAGTTTTCAGCAAGCATTGTCATTCTCTGTGGGGCTCCTACTCACACGCCCACATCATCCGGGCGCTACCCGGCCACTGGCGGAGAGGGTGGGGCTCGAACCCACGCGCCATTGATGACCTATCGGTTTAGCAAACCGACCTCTTCACCGCTTGAGTACCTCTCCTTGGATTGGAATAACTCTATCATAAAGTGCAGTAAATTGCTCATTGACATCCACGTCAATATGGTAATGTCCAAAATACCAATGTTTAAATTTTAGGCCGCCTTTAATGCGCTCTAAGAAACTTACCATTGGGTCATTTTCATAGTAACTATTGAGCATCGTTTGAACACTTCTTGGGGCACAATGTGTAAAGACATAATCAACCGACCACCCACATCTATCAAGCGACCGAATAGCCATGGTCATTTCCTCATTGGACGGGATTTCTTCTTTCCACCAAGAGATATGTTCTTTTCTGTATGCCTTATCAACTGAGCGTGCGCCGCCCATACAGAAAATCTTTTTCCCGTCTATGGTAAGCACTTGTCCTCTTTCCAGATGGTAGATGCTCGGGGCGATTTCTCTTACATACCCGCCGAACATTTCAATCAACGGGAACTGATAGAGAATATCAAAGTTTTCGTGGTTCCCATCAATCCATAAGGTCGTGAAATTCTTATTTGATAGCCAATCTTGCCAGTACATTTCTCTGGAAGACCCATCCCAAACAAGTCCAAAGTCGCCACATATTACTAAATAATCTTTCTTTGTCAAATCCAGTTGCTGGGGGAACCTCTTGGTATTTAACTTACCGATGTCAATATTCGCATGAGTATCTCCAGTAACATAAATCATACAAATATCACCTCTCCTAAGTATTTGCAATCCACATAGTATAGAAGGCAGGCTTGAGACTCAGTCTCTCATGTGTCCAGATGCGGGCCACTGGGGGTTGGTTTTATTGTGGTGGCGTGTCTAGATGGTGCTTGTGGGACAGCGGCTTGTTGCTTTCTTCGTGTGGTCTTCTTTTTTTTTTTGTGAGGCTGGAGGTGAGCTATTTGCCGGCGGGCACCGCGATGCGGCGGCCGGTGCGAGACATCCCTGGGGGCCTTCTGTCCCTTATCAAAGCGATACTTTGACCTTCGGTGCAAAGCACATTCATAAGAATGTTATCCATTGCAAATACTAATCCTGTAATCTACATATATTATGATGAGATGTCTCTTCAGGCGATGCTGCGTGCGGGCAGCGGAGCCAGTGCCGAGCTTGTGTGGGGTTATTGTGCGGCAATGGGTTATTTTGTTTCCGGCCTCTGGAGTAACAGAGGTGACCGGTAACTTCCTCCTCGGCGACTTTGGCCAGGTTGGTTCTGTTCCCCCACATCTTGTTACTTATGCCTTCGGCGATAAGCGCCGGAAAATCCGACTATACATTACAGGAGTATCGGTTTAACCTCCAACCGAAAAGGATTTATCGGATGTCATCCTTTATCATTTTGATTACATTGACATCAAGCTTTTCGTTCATGTGCTTTACAATTCTATCAATGGTATCTTTTTCAACCATTCGATAGTAATTATATAGGCCATACATTACCTGGATATCGCCCTTATCCCATTCGACCCCGTTCTTTTTATCCATGATGTAATTGAAAAGCATGGTCTGGAACTGCTTCTTCTTCTTGTTCCCAACTGTAATCTCGTTGTCCTTATTTAGCATAACACCAAGGTTCCAGTTGCGTCCAGCAGAAGAGCCATATCTTGTTTTCTTTTCATTGATAGAAAAAGGGGCACGAAACTGTTTCAGCGTATCAACAACAAACGCCTCTACTTTTGATACGTCGAAGTCAAATTTGGACGAGATAATAAAATCATCAGCGTATCTTGTGTAGACAAATCTCTGATTTTCAAATTCTCTCAATCCATTGTAGAGGTGGAAGTCAATGGGAATCATCATGATGTTTGTAATGATGGGTGACACTGGAGTACCCTGCGGAAGACCTCCATCCAAGAAGGCAAGTTCCATCGCGGTTCTTAATTCTGATGCTCCCTCCGGTGTCTTTACTACTTCACTAAAGGGGAACACCATCGAGAACATTTGCATCACGAAGTCAATCGTTGTGCTTCCAAAGAAGTTGTGCAAATCCAACTTTGCAAACCACTTACTTTCGTTCTGCTGGTGCCGTCTGACTGCATCAATTGTACTCCGATTTGTGATATATGCAAATGCAGAAGTATGATATAGTGCATGGAAATCATTCTCAAAGATGGACTTAAGGTTCCGTAATGCACCCATCAACTCTGGACATGGAGCATCAATTTTTCTAAGTCCGCCAGACTTCTTGGGGATATGGAATGTATGGTACAAAGACGAACGCTTTTGCCTCCTAAGCTCAACCGTTGATTGATTGTATCGCTTTAACTTCATTACCAATCCTTCAACATTGATTTTGCCCAGGAACTTCTCACTTACATTGTCTACTCTGTATGTCTTCGTGTTTGCCATGTTGTCATTGATAACAACTGGAGCTCTGAAGTCATGAAACAAAAATTCCTCCAGTGTCATCTGATGATACATTGGAGATTGCCTAACTGTGATGTAAGTCAACGGAGTGCCTCCTTCCTCAACTGTAACCCACATATAGGATGTCTTCTTGTATGGATGTATTAAGAGATGAGAGAAGCTAAAGGCGAGTAATAGTTAAATTAAAGTTTATTGTGCTGCCTTGTGCCACAATGTTAGTCGTCATGCTGTAAGTGACTTCTTTTGCAGATGACGATTACGAACTGCCCCTGCACCCCTAACCGCAAGGGGTGTACCCTGGGCGGCTGGGGAGCGGCGG